AAACAATGGTTTCTTGAACTTGCCCTCATAGTTCAGCGTTTCCAACTCTAACAAAGGCTTTTTCCTTTCCTGTAACCATTCCCTAGCCAAACGGCAATTTCTTAAGTTAGATGGGTCACGATGGAGTCCATCACCTTCCCAAAAGGACGGATGCCATTCATGGTAGATCAGATTCTCTATTTCCCTTCCTTGGGAAAGATTGAATAACTCCCTCATGATGCGATCCCAAGAGTGTCTACCCAATACCATATCGGGGAAAAGGTGATGGTTTCTCCTCCACCACCCAACCCTCATAGCGAACAGATCACACCCTGCATACTTTGCTCCTGCACTAATCCGATCATAGGAAAGCGGTTCATCCAGCCTCTTGAAGTCATGACGATAAGCATATGCTGGCAAGGTTCCCTCTAGCCTCTGGATAAAGTTAGAGGCTACACAAGTATCCGTATTGGTCATCACCAAGACATCCGTATCATCCCTGCCAAGGCAAGCCAATCGGAGCATATCCTTGATCATGGGTATCCTACGCTTCTCATCTGGTATAACTTCAGCGGAGCTTCTTACAAAGCAGTTGTCATCCAACCCAAGATCCACCCATCCGATTCCTTTCCAAGTCTTTTCAGCCAAGGCATTGCGCCGCTTCTCATCCCCTGTAGCCCAAGGCATCCTCTGATAAACATGGACGATATTTGGTAGTGTTGGCTTTGGTCTAGGGGTACGGATCAGATCCAATATCCGAGTCACATCCCTTGGGAAGTTCCTGTACCGGGTATATGAAGCGTAGAATGGTCTCCAAGCTGTCCCATGCCACAGAGATGGTCTATCTGTCACGATTGCATGAACAGGCTTTGTAGTGGCGTATGCGAGGTGTAGAGGGCCGCTATCGGTTAGGATGAGTTGCGCCGTGTTAGGATGATCCATGATACCTAAAATATCATAAAACTTTTCAGCCTTGATTTCAGCTAGGTCAATGATGTGGAACTCTGGAAGGCAGTTCTTTAAGATCTCCCATAGCAAATCATTGTATGGAAATGGTGAGGAGTTTCCCCCTGTAGACACAACGATCCAAGGCTTTGTCTTTGGAATGCCCCTGTACAGTCTCTTTTCCCTTTTCTTGTCCCGTATATCGAATACCAAAGGCAATTGGCGGGGCCATAGATCCAGCTTGTTAGCCAACCTCCAAGCATCTTGTTGGAAAGAGTCACAAATAATAGCAGGGCCATGATGGTTGCCGTAGACTTGGCTGACGATGACATCCGTAATCCCGACAACTTGGGTTGTGGTTACTGTATGCCCTAGCGTCTTGGCATAATCCAATGCGCCAGCAATGTCCTCAAAGGGGCCATCGTAGACTATTGGCTCCACATAAGAAACCCCATCTAGGATTTCAGCGTAGTCCTTGGATATGATCAGACTAGGTTTTGTGCCTGTCTCGTTGTACTCATTTTGGAGAACAGGAAGGAATGAGCATACATCTCCGTACCTTCCGAGGTTGAGATATGTAGCCACGACTTACTCGTACTTCTTATGGAAAATCAGCGTCAGCGGAGGGAAGTCTTTCTTCTCTTCTGGTTCTGGAGTCTCCTCCTGTTGCGGAGGGAGTTGACCATATTGCTTGGCATAACGGAGAGTCTCAACAACAAAGTAGTTCCTCTGCTCCAGCAGGGCGATAACGATAGCTTGGTAGAAGCTAACCTCTGGCAATTTGTTCTTCTCTCCCTGCTCACGAATCTCTCGTAGATTCAGATCGCCGGGGAACTCTGATTGTTCAAAGGGATATTTAAGGGAAGGAGGCAGTATGTATTTTTTGCTCATGGCGTGGTTGGTTAAGCGGCAATCCTTTCCAATTTCTGTAAGGATGGCAAGGATTATCGCATATCTCTCAAGAGATCCAATGCGGCGGCTGAAGTATCTTTTCTCCTGTCCTTTGCCCTATCATAAACAGATAGTTGTTCTTGGTTAAGACTGTTCAAGAAGTCTTTCACTTGATCCTTGTTTGGGAACAATCTCATAGAAGGATATGTGTTTTTATAATATTTTTGAATCGTTGAAGCTGGTTCTTTTTCCAGAAGTTTTTGCATTTCAATCCTAGCATTGGTCATGTTTCCAATCATTAACGCATGATTTAGATCACGATATTTTGCTGAATGTCCAGCTTCCCTATCTTCAATTTTATTATCCAATTTGAAGTGATTTGCCAAAGTGTACATACGAGACTCATCACTAGGAGCTTGCTCAAGTTTAACACCAAATGTGGAGAACAATTGCTTTTGATATTGACCAGCAAATTGTTGATTCGGTTCACCACTAGCGGCTTCTTTAGCGGCTGAATAAATTGTAGCTCCAGCAATAGGAAGAGGAACAGAATCCTCTAGCATTCCTTTCCACTTCTGACCGGGTGCATAATATGTACCCAACATATTTTTGTTGGTAACAGCATCCCATACTGGACGCATAGGAACGGATGAACGACTACGGAAATAGTCCATTGCGGTTTGTAATGCATCTCCAGTTCTCTCATATCCCTTCATCAAAAGATGAGTTGTTTCCATAGCAAGGGACATTGGATTAAGGAAGAACCCCGGCCCTCCCCAAGCATCTGGAATCCAAGCACTAATCTTTGCTCCAATTCCTTCCTCTGGATTTTCCCATGTAGGAGTTCCCCTTGTTGCGTAATTGATCATTTGGTTAGCAACAAATTGTGCAACCATCATTCCACCAACTGATCGTGCAAGGACTCCAGCAAAAAGACGCTTGCCAGTTGCGGCATCAAGCAATGCCTTTCCTGTCTGACCCATTGCACCAAGTTCAGTACGGATTAGACCTTCGTTCCATTGAGGGGCAAGGAACATAAACCTAGCAGTATCTTGCATAGTTTTGCTTTTTAGAAGCCCCTGCCTTCCAAGATTTCCGAAACGAGTATTAAGATCCTTGCTTACCATCCTAGCGACATCAGCTTCTGGTAAACTTGGATAAGCATTACGATAGCGTTGGAACTCAAGCAACCAACTTTCGGACATTGCTCCACGCTGGAATTGATTAAAAAGCCAAGAGTTGAAGTCTCCAAGACCGGGTATTTTATGTACCCAATCTTGATGCAGAGCATCAGAAATACCACCAACATTGTATCCTGTCTTAACGGCAAGGTTTAAGAGACGCTTGTTTTCTAATAATCCTTTTGCCCATTTCTTTGGAATCTCTCCATTGGCAATCATCTTCTGCAACTCTGGTAATGATTGATCAAGAAGCGTTGCTCCTTTGCGATATGAAGGTACAGGAAGTTTGAATGTTTTAATTCCAAGTGCTTTGATCAAAGAATCCCAAATTGCAATACGACCAAGGTGATATGTATCCAACCCAAGAGTAATTGATTTGCCAGCACCAGCAGTCTTCTGAATGGTTTGACCAACCATGTTTTTGCTCCATGCAGAAGGGTCATTCAAAGCCCCAATAATGCCTTCATAACCATCTTTGATTGCCACACGCTGACCAGCAAGAGTCTCTTGTTTGTAACCTCTAGGAACTTGTAGATAGCTTGAACCATCTGGACGCTTGACGATTGAAACCTTGGTAGCAATAGGATCGCCAGATGCAGGGTCAATAGTGCCTTTTAAGGAGTCAATCCAAGAACGATAGTTAATTGATTTCTGACCAGATGACAGACGCTTTTGGAGAAGATCAACAGCATTGATGCTCTTCGGGTCTATACCAGCGGCAATTGAATCAGCAAAGGTATCATAGGTACGCATTTTGCGAAAACCAGTTGCTGATCCTGCACCAGAACCACCAAAGAGTTCTTGTTCCTCTAGGTCTTGGTAGTGGGGAACATATCCATCACGCACAGGAGTATCTATTCCGTTAGCATTCTCTTGGGCTACTTGGTGAAGACCAATCTGTTCGTACTTTTGTGCTATAGGATCAAAGCGAGAGAAGTTTTTATCAGCAAAGTCAATTGCGGCTATGGCTTTCTTCTTCCATGCAGGATTTGCATCTGGAGAGTTTTCAATCTTTTGCCTCATGTTTGCCAACTCCATCTGATCTCCCTTGGCTTCAATTACGAATGAAAGAGCATCAGCGGCCTTATCTTTCTGGCCCTTGAACTCACGCTTGAGATCATTAGCAACTTCATTGCTCTGTTGTTTTGAATAGATATTGGCGGCATTGTCACCAGCATCCCTCATGTATGAGATAGCTTCCTTGGCTGGCTTACGCTTGAAAGTATTTACGATGGTATTGCGAGTCTTCTTAACAACAGGTGTTGCTTGGAAACGAGTCTCAATCTCCTCCCGCTTCTTGGATGCCTCTTGTTCAGTAGGACGATCCTGCTGGAACATGGGCTGACCTTCTTTGGTCACGCTCTCACGCATCTCTGGCGTGATCTCGACTTTCCAGATTTTGGTAGCTGGTTTTTCTTCAACACGAATTTTGCCATCCAAAACATTATTTGAAAGATACTCTTCAGCAAGTTGCTTGTTTTGGAAATTTCTAGTTTTACCATTTTCAAGCTGAACTACATATTTACCAACATCACCTAAATCTGTTTCTTCAACCTTTGCGCCCCACTTCTTGACATACTTGCCAATCTCTTTGGGAAGGATCTGGTCGTAGAAGCCTTTCATGCCTTCGCCGCCTACTTTGAGGTCAACGCCTGAAAGGGTTCTAACTCCACCTTTGTATGGTGCATCGACAATCTTTTGTGCCGCTTCTTTTCCAATATAATCAGCTAATTTATCTGGAGTAACATCAGATGCTACTTCTCTTAAATGTATAGCATCTCCACCTTTTTCACGAACCCAAAGTTTTTTTCCAATAGGACTCCATTGAACTTCGTCAACTTGCTTACTCAAGTCATAGCGTTCGGACTGCGTGTCTCCTTTAGTCCAGCCTACCCACTCCTTGCCGCTTGCGATAGCATCACGCAAGGCTCGCTTAAACATCTGGACTGACCAATCTTTGCGGAAGGGAGCGTCAGGTACTCCAGATTTAGCCATAAGATCAGCCTTACGTTCTGCTTCTGCTTCGGTGTCTTCTTGACCTACAATTCTTCCATTTTCATCATAAATAGACCAGACCTCTCCCTCAATAGTATCTCTTGGCAGAACCCTTAATTCTTTATTATTTTCTCCCTTATATCCTTGCTCCCTTCCCTGCTGATGCCTGTCAGACTGAATCTCTTCAATAAACAAGCCATTGCGTCCCTCGCTATCAGGACGCTCGTCTAGCCTCATGTGGGCTACATAGTTGGGGATGTCTCGGAAGTGAGAAGAGGTGTATTCAACTTTTGAACGACCCTGCGTTTCTTGTGAAAGGCGATTATATTCAGCAATGTTCTCTTCGGTATGTGGAAGAGATTTTAACTCGTTCATTCGCTTAATTCGCGAATCTGTTGAAGGCATCGTCAGCACAACCTCCCTGTAGTTTTCGCCATTAGGCAGAATCAAATCTCCTCTTTCATATTTTGGACGATTCTCAATACCAGCATCGTTAATCTCCAAGGCTTCCACACGGGCAGTCATGTGGTTAGCTTCTTTCCACAAGGCATTTGCCCTTGTCTGATTGCCAACACGCTGTGCTTGTCTAGCTTGCCTTTCAAATTCCTCTTGCTTTGCATACAGGGTATCAGCGGTACTCTTGTCACGGATGTTTTGAAGCCTCATTAACTCTTGGAATGTTCCGCTTCCAAGACGATCATCAATAGCACCAAGAGGAGCCTTGGCATTTTCCTTCTCAAGATATGCAAGCCTTTCCTTATCGGCATTTGATAGAACTTCATCTGGTCTTGCACCAAGGCGAACCTCCTCAAACTTCACAGCACCCTCGTTCTTGAGGTAGTCAAGCACCTCCTCCTTGGTGACGCTCTTCTTGCCCTCTAGGAAGCCATCAATGTTGCTCCACTTGAGTTCGTCAGGCTTTACTCCACTTCCCTTTGCAGGGTCAATGATAGCCTTGATCTGCTCTACAGATGCCTTGTTCGGCATCTTGTCTGTTATCGTCCTTTGGAGTTGGGAGTAGAAGTCTTTGTTCCTTTTCTCTTCGTCCTGTTGGAACATTGGGCCTTTGCCTTCCTCTGGAGCAGACACAGGCTCATCCTTGCCTTCAGCAAACTTGCTCAATCCATCGACAAGCATATCCCTAGCCTTCTGGATGTCCTTGGTAAAGTCTCCACCCATCTTCCAATCCTTAAGTTGGTAGAGGAGTTTGTTCAGCCAATCAACGGTCTTGGTAGCAAGTTCCTTGAAAGACTTGGGATTCTTCTTGGCAAGATCATTCCAGAACTTCGGGTCTTGCATGGCATCCCCAAGGAAGTCTCCAATGTGTTCATCAAAGAAACGGGACTTGTCATAACCAGCCGCTTTGTATTTGGCTTCTAATCCTGCCCAATCCTTAATCAAAGGCGTAATCTGCATTCGCAGACTATTTGCCAGCACAGGAGAGTTCAGTTCAATGTGATGCCACAATTCGTGACCAGCAGTAAAGAGATGCGGTCTAGCACCATCAATCTTTAAGAAAATATAATCCTTGAGTGCAGGGTCAACACCCGTAGCACCATTGATCTTGGTTCCCTCTTCGCCTTTGTAGAGAACGATCTTCTTGCCAAAAATCCCTGCTAATTTGTCTGCCAGTTTATAGGCAGGGTTGTTAATTAACTGGCGTAGATCTTGTAGGGTTGGGAGATGGAACCTTTGTCTGTTATTCGTTCGTGCATCTTCCTTATTGAGTCGCTGTAGTGCCTCGTTCGCTTCATCAAAGAAAGCCGTATTTGGCATCGCTGAACGCAGTTCAGCTTCGGTCGTTTGGCTTGTTTCACCTTCGCCTCCTACTTTTTCACCTTCACCTTGTGGCTGTGCAGTTCCCGCTTCAGCTTCTCCTTCTGGCTTGGCTTCAGCGGAGACACTTTCGACAGAAGATACCCCACCTGTTTTTTGCTCTTGGTTTTGGGTTGTTGTTTCATCTTTTGGTGCAAATCGTTCATCACCTTGAGGGGTTGGAATCTCAATGTCAATGGGTTTTCCTTGCCTCAACAATTGCATCTGATCGGCAATCTTTGATGCTCTTGCCCTCAATGCAGGGCGGTCTTGATGATCTTCTGGCAAATTGCCAAGTTGATTTGCAACATCAGCGGCTTGTTGTTTCAACACACCCCATTGAGCATCCACCTTTTGTTGATCAACAGTCTGTGGTGCTGGAGCTTGATCATTTGCCCCGGCGTTAATCTTGGCTTCTTTTTCGTTTACAAAAGGATTTTTAGAAGGAGTCAATCCAGCATGAAGTCCAGCAAATGCACCAAATGCAATATCTGGAACAGCTTGCTCAATTGTAGGCATGACATTCTGTCCTTGAGCCGCACGAATGCCAGCAGATGTTGCCAGATTAACTCCAGCGGCGGCTGTACCTCCTGCAAGGCCCCTAACCAAAGGAGAAACCCCTTTTAACAAAGCACTTGTTGCTTTAGCAGTAAGTTCTCCACCAACTGTATATGCGGCAAGTGCAGGAACTGTGGCTAGTGCCGCTTCACTTCCTGCTCTGTGTCCAGCGGAATCAAGCTGTGATTGATCAGTCACTCCCTGCTGTTTTAATTCAGCAACCTTGGCATCATATCCTTCACCATAGGCTTGACTCCCACCCATAATTGCCATCGTTGGCAATGCCAATGGCCCTGCCAACATAGCTGGAGCTAATCCTACAACATTACCAACACCTCTTCCAAGCTGTGCCGCTATGGATGTGTCTTTTTGAGATACTCCAAATGCAGGAAACATTCCAGCGGCTTGTTCACTTAATACTCCCGCTTGCTGACCAATCTGTTTCCTTTCCTGTATCAATGCTTGTTGTTGAGCATCAGAAGCGTATTGAGGAAGTTTAAGTGTTTGTTCTTTCTGTGCTTGAAGATCACCAATCTGTTGTTCCAGATCATTAATCTGATTTCCATATTCAGCAGTAGAGAATCCTTGCTTCTTAACAATCCCTTGAATGGCATCTAGGGATGCTTGCCTATCAGCAATTGCTTTATCAAAAGCAGATGTAGCTTCTTGAGTAGTTGCACCACGCTGGAAAGGAGCATTTACTCCAGAGATATCTGTTACTGGTGCGGCTCCTGCTCTCTCAAACCCACCAGCAGTTTGTATTGCTCCAGCGGCGGTCTGTGCGGCGGTAGACTTGGCAAGGTTTTCATACCAAGGAATTGCAGGAAGATTGATAACCTTTCCTGTTTGCTCTGGAGCTACTACTGGCTCCATGAATTGAGCATACGGATTAGAACTTTGTTGTGGTTGCGGTGTAGCTTGAGGAACCGATTGCGTGTAATTGGAAGTCAGATCATTCGGATCAGACAATGGCAAGTTGTTAGAAGTTGCCTGTTGATTTAAGAATTGTTCATACGGATTAGCTCCATATGCATTTGATGCTCCAGTATTAGGAGGAAGATTTAATGGTTTACCACTTGGGCTAATTGGCCCTTCATCTGGAACTACAGCTTGCTGATCGTTTTGAGATGGAGCAAGGAACTGTTCATACACATTTGCCATATCATTTTATGATACCAGTTCTTGATCTTGACTGCTACCCTCAACTGCTTCTGATTCATCTGCCTGTTCTGGCGATTGTTGAGCAACTTGACCACTCATTCCGCTATCAGTAGATGCTTGAGGATTAAGTAGTTGTTGTGCCGCACCATGTCCAAACATAGCATCAAAATCATTTGCTGTGTTTGGATTCTTTTTAAGATAATCAATAGCCCTTTGAGGAATAACAGGGCCAGTACCTTCTTTTGCGGCTGGCAATTGTCCACTAATTTGAGGAGCGTTTTGAAGAATGTTTATCTTGTTCTGCAATGATTCAATGTTGGCTTTATTAGGGCCACCCATTCCAAGAATGCTTTTTTTAGCTTGTTCAGTTTTTAATTGATTCTTTAATGAAGATATATCAGTTGATGAATCTATTGGAGGAAGATTGACTTTGGCTCCAAGGCTGTTTCTTAAATTCTGCCTTTGTTGGATTATGTTGTTATAGGTAGCTTGATCATTTTTCCTCAATGCAGATGATTGATCTTGTTCCAACTTGGTATCTAAATCGTAAGCATTTTTAAGATCAGTAACAGTTGCGGATTTCTGTTGTCCCTGCCAACTAGGATTCATTCCAGCAGGGGGTTCCATTAATCCAGAACCATACTTTCCATATAAAGCGGCATTTCTACCTTGTAGATACATTTGAGTCCTCAACAAATGTTGCGTGTTTAGATTGGCAGACTGTGCCATGTTCACAGCGTGATTTGCCATAGGAGCAAGCAAAGGGTTCTGTGATCCAACTAATGCGGCATTGTAGACATCTCCAAGTCCATTAGGATCTCCAGAGGCAATCTTCTGCATACCCTGCTGGTACTGCTGTTGAAGCATTGGCAACATTGCCTTTGCCGATTGCGTGGCGGCATGAGTCTCAATTGCATTGCCAATTTGTTGACCAAGGCCAGCAAGGGAATTAACCGTCTGGAGATTGGCTTGTTCGATTGTTGAAAATGGTGCGTATCCGATTGGCATATGTTTTAGTATCCCATGTTATACAATGCTCCCGGTGGAGCTTGTGAAATTGGAGTCATATTCATCCCATTGTATTGTGTTAATGGGCTTGTTGCGGCAGGAATTCCTCCAAGAGTTGCGGCGGCTCCCTGTCCAGAAGGACTCAACGAGTTCAAATAATTGGCTTTGTTCATTGCGGAGTATCCTTCCAACCCAAGTTGACCCAATTGTAATCCAAGCTGATTCTGTTGCTGGTTCTGCAACTGGTTGGCTTGATACTGGTTAAATCCTGCTTGGTATTGACTCTCTGCCAATTGATTGCCTTGTCCAGCGGCGGCATTGGCAAGTTGTGCCCCTATTCCAGCGGCTGATAGCGTACCTTGCAATCCCGCTTCAAATCCAACAGTCGGGGAAACCACCATTGTATTTGCCAATTGTTGCCATGTAGGGGCGGCACTCAATCCATATTGGGAAAGGCCAAGGCTTGTCTGACCAATGTTACGGGCAAAATTCTGTGGGGCTTGTCCACCACCAGAGAAAAGATTGAATCCTCCACCAAGATTCTGTGCTACTTGGCGATTGATATTCTGCTGAACATCTTGTGGGATTTGACCTTGGATGTAGGAGTTGATTTGCTTTTGAGCAAGTTCCCTTTGCGCTTGTGATCCCGGCGTTACACGATTCTGGAGATTGATTTGCTGTTGAGTTGCTTGACGAGCAAAGTCTTGTCCAAGATTCAAAGCATTTTGAGATGCTTGACCATACAGATTCTGACCAAATTGGGATGCTTGTCCCGCCATTTGAGCATATTGTTTGTTCTCCAAATCCAATGCCTGTTGAGGATTGAATTGAGGAACACCAGATCCTGTACTAGATCCACCGCCAAGCAAACCAGAACCTCCTAATCCACCAATTAGCCCACCAGCAATTGCCCCCACAGCAGTACCAATACCGGGCACTACGGAACCCAATGAAGCTCCTGTTGCGGCTCCCCCTAAAGCCCCTCCTGCTGTTCCCATTGTTGAAAATGCCATATTCGTGTTATATTATATTTGTTTAATTATATCAATAGGGCCATGTAGCCCCATCATCCCACACATATGTCGGAATCAGAGCATTGAGCATCATGTTGTTTGAGAACTGGCGAATCGTGCTACCAGTAGGTTCTTCCCTATCAGCGGTTTCCCTATTGACTTCAAATATTGCATTCTGGAGAGAGGTAGCATAAAGTTGGTCGCTACCTTTGTTCTCACGATAGACAACCGCCATCACAGCAGAGATCATTGCCTCTGGCGTAAACTCCACTTGGTCAGTCAGATTGAACAAGTCTTGGTAATTCTTCTTGCAGTACAGGATCACCGAATCCCTTACTCTACCCTGTATGGCATACTTCCTAAAGGATGGGTTGACATCCTGTGGTTGATAAATGGACAACAACATCAAGGCATTGTTGTCGGGATTCCAAGAATACAACCTTACCCTGCCAGTAGTTTGGGTCTTGGTGACTTGGAAAACGGTCTTGAAGAAGTTGGTCGAGTAAGTATATGCAGGAGCAACTCCAAGTGTGATCGTCTCGCTGATCCTCGTTCCGTATGCGTCTTCGCCAAAAAAGGTGAGTTGCGCCCCGGCATCGGTAGGAGACTCGGCTTCTATGGCGAGTTGATAGGGTGCGTAATCGTAATTCTGGAAGGTGATGTGTTTGCCGCCAATCTCAATGAACTTCTTGTTTCCACCATTCCAAGCATATCCCTGTCCCCAACCGTTCCCATATCCACCGCTCGCGGCATCGCCCCATGAGTCTTGGGGAATGCTCTGATACCATTCGTTGCCAAGGGATACAGGAACTCCATCAATCCATGCCAACCTTACTTGCTTGTACAGGCTAGGAAGCGTCAGAACATTGTTGACGCACTTGATGCAGACATATTCGCAAGTAGCATCCGTATCGGTCTTGTTCCAGAGCAATGATCTTGCCTTATTCATGTATTGCAATTGCAATACTTGGTTACAAGTGCCGCTATTTCCCGCATAGGGACGGATAGCGTTCAGAATGTATGCCACATCGTAGAGCATAAGATTAGATCATTTCGCCACGGTTAATCGGATGGCCCGCAAGATTGCGGGTCATTGGACGCTTTGGCCCTGTTACGGACTTCAAAGCATTGAGCTTAATTGATGGAGCCGCTTTAACCTTGAGCATTTTGCCCCTCATCGCTCCAAGTTTTGGGAGCTTTGGGAGAGGCATATGCTAGAGGAAATCGCTATGGAAGGGAGATCCCTTGCCCATAGAAGTCTCATTGGCGGGGCCACCTACAGAGAAAACTCTTTGGTTGGCTTCACCAATGGCTTTGATACGGGCGGTACGGGCATCCTTGTAAGCACGAATCGTAGGAATGTCTCCCTTGATCTGAACGCTCTGCATTGGTTGAGGCATTGCATGATCAGAGACAATCCCACGCTCGGTCTTATCAACCGTGTATTGAACGCCGTGAGATGCCATATTATTTCTTGGAAGATCCACGACCGGGGCTGGTCGGTTCGGGTTGGAGCTTGCCAGCATAGAAAATGCCGCTGAACTCCGTACCGCGAGGATTGTTGCTCATGTTTTCCTTGACGGTTCCACGGGTGGAAAAGCCTTCGGATTGGAGCTTGGGCTGTGTTGCCCTATTGATGTCCTTTGCCATATGGGTTGTTTAGTTTGGGGTTATGTTGAGGTTAAGATGTTGTTAAAGAGAATACTTGCCAGTTAATGGAAGTAATTGCGTCACCAGCGGCTATGTCTGTTCTTAATGAAAATCCTGTGGCAGTTTTTGTTCCACCAACAATTGCCCACATTTGAGGAGTCGTTCCAGTATTTGTTGCAGTAGAAGATACAAATTCAATGTAAATCTGATAATTTGAATTTGGCATTGGAGAGGAAAATGTAATTGCATTTACATTTGTTCCAGTAGCGGGAGATGGAATTGTTCCGCTTCTAATGTTGCTCGTCAGAGCATCATATTCATTCTGTAGATTCTGGATGTTCTGATTGATTGTAGCAATCTGTTGAGGCGTAACTTGTCCAAGGCCGGGGATATTTACCGTACCATTGTTCAGATAAAGCTGAATAAAACTGTTCAGAATGTCACTCCACTTGCCCTCTGGACAATAGTTAGCTGGCACTACTGGAAACAATAGTTGGGCTGGTGAACTCTGATTCTGCATAATTGGTTAAGTTATAGAGTTGTTTTTGATTTGAAGCAATACTTTTAACCAGCAACTGAATATACCGCTGTGGACAGAGGGACAATTCGGTAGTAATCAAGATCGGGTTGGCAGGAACATTGGATTGGAGTTGGATCATTATAGAAAGTATCCGGGCAATCTCCCTGTGGAAGATCCAGAGAGTCATTGAATATGCCAGAAAGCCTTACCCTATCGACAATGCACGAACCTTGAATATCAATCTTCAATTGAAACTCTGCTCCTTCTTGATTTGAGTTCTGTGCAAAAGTTTCACACTCATTGATGTCTGGAGAAGGGAATTTAAGTTGCTGATAGCGGGGCTGTGATACAGCAGGAACGCATCCGTTTGTCACAAGGGTACATTCATCCAACCCAACCGTGATGGGTTGAGAAAGCGTGGTGAAGCAGGGATAAGAATCTGGTCTAAACTCGCAAGAGATAGTAACGGCTTCCTTTAGGTTTGAAATCCAGACTTCTCCACCAGCAAGTTGTTTGCGAACAAACTTTGATGCTCCGGGGTTGGGAACAAAGTCAAAACGCTTGGTAATAAAATATGATCCAATTGGAACGCTACCATATTGGACAGAGTAATCATCAACTCCTGTGAGGAGTGAACTGCTGTTGGCAAGTTCATAAAGCCTGTTCACGCCATCAGCATCAAACGAGAAAGCAAATCCACGCTGTACCCCATTGATTTGAGCAGTAGCAAGTTGTGTGGGTTGTGGCCCCTCCCAAAGACCATTCCAGCGAGTAGGCATGGAAGCATCTGGTGATATCCTGCTTTCTTGCTCCACATCCAGAACAATCATTGCCCTGCTAGGACGATGAAGCCCATAATTTGGATTGGAATTGGCAACTGTGAATGGGGAAACCGTAGCAATCAGTCTATTGTCAAAGAACATTGCTGACTCAAATTGCCTCAACCAAGGAGTATCGTAATTAACCCAAGGCTGAACCTCACGGGAGATTTTGCGGAATGACAAAGCCTCATAGAAATCTACTTGAGCATTGTTATAGAAAGCCCATCCATCGTCAGAACGGAAATAGACATCGTTGTTTACTCCACAAATACTCCAAGGAGAACGGCAACCTCTTCCAATTAGGGATACCTTTTGAATGTTGTTGGCTTGCCAAGTTGTCCTGTCTTGAGAGAGATCAAGCGTGAATGATCCATTCTCACAAAAGACCACAAGTTCACCCTGTCCACGCACATTGATATTGAGTGAAGGCATTACCCTCATCCCTGTAATCAATCCAAGGTTAGCAGGGGGAGTAAATGATCCTCCCTCGGCCCAATAGGTTTGTTCCGTGAAGTTTTGGGTATTGGATGTGGTTGTGAATCCGTTTCCGTAAATGATGTCGGAAACATAAATGTTGTTTGCGGCGGTACTCACGGCTACGCGCCCGTATGCATATGCCATGATTGTCCCAATAGGCATCTGTTGCTTTACGGGATTGAGCCTGTATACCGTGTTGTTTTGTGCCGTTGTTTGGGAAATATTGGATGCGGCAGTCGTAGCAATGTTTGACCAAGGGGTAAACGATCCATCTGGATATACGCTACGAACTTGGAATGCGTATGATTGAGTAGATGAAGATGCGCTAAAATTATAGCGGGTTTGATTGTATGGTACGGATGCCACATCAAAAAATACGCTACCGTTGTATTGGCATTGTATTTGATTGGTTTTTGCTCCCGGTGCATTGTCAGTCCAAGTCAATGCAATTGTTGTTAATCCATCCCCTTGTGCTTGAAGATTGGTTGGTGTTCCAGAAATGTCTCCAGACCATGCAATAGGATCTTGGTATCCATTTTGGATGTACATCCAATCCTCTGCTTGCACAAACCAAGTGTGCATCATGGTCGGATCGTTTCCGCTAATCAATTTATATAGCGTCCCAATGTTGTTGACTATGGAAAGGAAATAAATAGTTCCAGCAACAGCTACAACAAACCCATCCGCTGATCCTGTCTTTATTGATTTGTAGGGCCAAGCTCCTTGGAAGTTTCCAGTTTGGAAATCAGAAAGTATTGATGGGTCTTGCCCATATGCTGGCGTGATTGGAATCTCCGTAAACGGAGGACGAGTCGAATTAATACCTTGGCGAAAGGATCTGTTTACGCAAGACGAAACATATTCTGCTGGCAAGATTGAAGGATGCGTTTCCGCATCCATTCCAATCGTTACAGTAGAGCCATCGTAAACTCTTCCATCCTGTGCCATGAATTAGAAGATGCTTAAACTGCAACCAGCAACAGTTAATTGAATCAATGGGCTATTTGTCGTTCCCTGTGCAACTGCAAGATTGATATTGTATCCAAAAGAACCAGCAACAGGGACATCAAAATTAGCATAGTTTGAGCTATTTGCCGCTATTCCGGCAACCGTGCATGATCCATAAACTTCTTGATTGTATGCAACCCATGTATGGGTTGTTCCGCTTGTTCCATAACTATTGGATACGGCACAAGTTATGTATTGGTTTACTGGTTGATTTAGTGCGGACAAAAGCAATGTTGCTTTGGAGGCAATTGAAGCAGGAGGAAGTCCCGTAACTTGTCCACCAAAGAAAACATAAGTGCTTGCGTTTAAAGTGGGGGAACTTTGTGGTTGATCAGTTAAACCAAAATAAACATTTCTTCCGTATTGAGTATAATATGAAGAAATCTGGTTATTGAAACCACTATAGAAAACACCAATCAGCCTGTAATAACCTGTTGCTCCTCCATATCCACCAAGGTTTGTTTGGCTTGGTTGTGAGCTTTGGCTTGATCCAACAACACTAAATGAGGAAGTTGCGGAATTGTAAATGGCATAAACATAATAATAGTTACTTGCCGTTGTAACTGCTGTATCCATTGAACCAGCACCTGTAGCCGTATTGATGTTCAACTGATAAGTAGCTCCACTTCCACTTTTTACAATTTGCGCTCCTGTAGCAAAATTGGTCAATACCAAGCTACCATAAGAAACAAGAATACTATTAGCTGTATTGTAAACCAAGCTGATTGATTGGGCATCAATGAAGGCTGGTGTATTTGGTGTGGCAAATGCGGGAACACCGCTAACCATTGTCAAAACTTGACCATTAGTTCCAAGTGATGCCTCAGCAACCGTTCCACTAGACCTATAAACAACACCATCATTTGGGATAATGTTGTCAATGGTTCCCCAAGTAGTCGTGCTTCCGCTTGGAGCAACAACAGGGAATTGGGCTTTAGATAAAAGGCTTGATGCGGGAGCAAGTTCCACCAATTGCCCGGTTGCCGTTGTCGCTTGCAAACTAACTCCTGTAGTTCCATACACAGGAGATTGATATGCTTGACCCGTTGCCGTGTTGTCTGGAGGAGCAATATAAATTGGCTTGCTTGAAGAACCATCCCCCCAAGAAACATTTCCAACATTATTGTAGGTCAGAATGCTTTGCGCTTTAGTGTTTGTAGCAGTTGCAGTAAAAGTAGGAACTGTGTACTTGCAAAAAGAGGAATCTTCACCAACAAGACGAACAATATTCCCATCGTTAAGTGCGGTGCAATAAGTTGGGAAGTTGGGATTGCAAGCCGGGGGAGCATACTGAACGGTGTTTGCACACCCGCATCCTCCACCCCATCCGTTGTAGTTGTTTCCGCAAGACATAGATCAATAAGTTGTATTTGGTTTATGAGAAATTTGCAATATAGATTGTTATCTAACTCGACGAGCTTCAATTGTTCCAAAAGCAGATAAAGATCCAGAAAAATTAGAAGAGGCAATAAGATAAACTACAGTTGTAGTAGATGCTGGAATATTTACCCTTTGAATCCTAATTGGCATACCAAGAGTGCTAACTCCAAGTACTCCTAAAGTAATTTGAGACATTTGCAAAATACTGTAAGTATCTTGGCCTCCAAAAGCATTTGGTGTTCCAACATTAATTCCTTGTTGGATAAGTGTTACCAGAGCAGTTGCTGTTGTAGATGGATTAACATAATCTACTTGTCCTCGAACATCCCAATCTCCAGAAGTAAGAGTAATTGAAGTTACAGTTTTTGGAGCATTTCCACTTAAAGCTACTGCTGATGCTTGAGCAACAGATGATGTAATAAACTCTCCATACAATCCAGTTCCACCAACTGCTGTATTTGTGCCATTGCTTGTAGATCCATTTGTAACTCCTGTTACTCCTGTTTGCCATAAAGTTGCAGTTCCACTAGAATTAGTAGTAAGGATTTGATTTGGCGTTCCCAATCCAGAAACAGTTTGATTATAAAAACCCCATTTTCCAGAAGAATTTGCACCTAAAATAAATGTTGGAGAACCAGATACTTGTTGAATGTTTGGCAACGAAATAGGAGATTGCGCTGACCCATCACCAAATCGGGTAACGCTACCATCGAACAATACCAACGATGGGTTTAATGGCGAATTAAGCCTGTTGATCTGGCTACCATTCTGCCATACAAGCGGCCCCTGTCCCTGGGCGGTAGGAGGGATAATGCTAATTGGTACTGTATTGAAGCAGGGCATATCAGTTAAATGAGGATACAGGCACAAGAGAAAGAGTGCCAGTAGCGGTTACTCCAACCACAAATTGGATGTTGGAACGAGTAGTTTGCTGAAGGTACGGAAGGGAAATAGGAAGCTGAACCGATCCATCTGCCACAACAAACGCTTGACCATTCCATGTCTGGAGAGATGGGTTAGATCCCGGCACAATTGGATACGGTTGCCCACAACCACAATAGTTACTGCTCCCGCCAAGCGGGTTGTTACTGCAACAAGATTGTCCGTTCTGGTAATTCATTATGCAAAGGTTTTGACCATCTGCTGGTCACGATTCAACCAACCGCGCAGATTATTACGCAAGTCGGGCCTTCTGTCAGCAATATCTTTATAATGCTGATCATTGTATTCAGCAATCTTGAGTGCCAGTTGGTGAGCATCTTCTTGAGATGCGGCTTTTTCTGTTTGAGGGCCAATCTTTCCATCAATCGTGATGTGAACTCCCAAAGCATTGATTGATTGTTGGAGGATCTTAAAAGCGGTTCCTAGCCCCTCATTTACGGCTATATTGGCAATCTCTTCTCCTACTCCATTGGGAAGAAGATCAGCCCTAGATTCAGCCCAATAGCTATCATGATAAGTATCTGCAACCCATTGAGGAGTGGGATGGTCTGGAAGCTGATCATCCCTTTGGGTCAGTCCACAGAATGTGATCCCGGCCCCATCGTGATCATCCTCCCTCAAAATGTTTCCATCCTGTCCAATCGTAGCTTCAGCCTCACAAATGAAGTTCAACCAAAAACAAAACCTTTCGGGGAATTTTGTTTTAGCCGCACTAATGATGTCGCTGATTGTCATAGATCCTTGGTCTGAATTGGGTGAGTTGGTTCTATTGATTCGTCTTGATTATCAATGGAGTCAGACTCAAATGGCTTCTGAATCAGCTTTGATCCACGATTGGCGGCAAAAATGGATGCTACCCAAGTCAATGCTGATGAAGGATTAAATTGATTCTCTGGATGGAAGTGATGAGAAATCACGGTGTATCCAATAAGAACAGTAAAGGCACAAACAAGAATAATTTCCCACACAAGAAAGGAAATACGGAGACTTGATGGAGTCCCGTTGCTTTCGCTTATAATGCCCTTAATGAAATTCATGGGATAAAGTGAGAAGCCCAAACAAGGAAATATCTTCCAGCGGCATATGCGGCGGCAAATCCTAGTGCAAAAAATCCTGCTTCAATTGCCCATTTCCAAGGAGGAAGCACAGGAATCTGGAAGTTTTGGTATCCAGAAAGGAACCAGAATCCGCATATCACGCTGAACAAATAGATAAGAACATCTCGTTGTTTTGCGTTAGCGTGAGCTTCAAGTTGCCATTTGTTGGCAAGAAGTGTTTGTTCTTGGAGTTTGATTGCCTGTTCTTGATAATCCGCTTGCGCTTTTTGGAGTTGGATTTTTTCGTCCTGTGCCAACGCTTGCATATGGCGAACGGTTGCCAGAATATCTGCTCTGCTGATTTCGGCTTTTGATGTGTAAAGAAATGTCGAAAACATCGACATAACGGCAATGATGTGTACGAGTTTTCTCATTTTGTAGACATGAGGTATTTTTCTACAACGACTGCTTTTCCATCTATCCTATCAATATCAGAAATGGCGGCATTCAAATGCGGGTCTTGTGTGGGGAATGTACTCACAGGGGCATGAGTGCATCCAACAAAAAACATAACAATGAATGGAAGGTATTTCATCGACCAGAAGGAGACTCGCCCTTGATGTGGCTTTGAGTTGCGTCCACACTTTCCGACATATCTGGATGACTCTTGTACCAAAGTGATTGAACTCTTGGCTTCATCCAATCGGTATCTTCCGTAACCCTTACAAGACTGAAGTGATCTACCAGAACAAACCAAATACCAGCAAAGAAAATAGAGATTGTAGCCAATCCATAAGCCTTGATGTACCCAAGGATTAGATTTAGTATTGCTGGTACATCATTATTTGGAGGAAATTCGTTTGCCATAAATTAAGATGTTGGATTTGATGGTTTAGCAGGAGGAGTCTTAACTGCTGGAGGAGTCTTGTATAGCTTCTGCAACGATGCGGAAATATCTTCTGGTGTAGATCCAAGTAGTTCAGTCAATCGGTTGTTGACATCAGTATCGGTAAACTCTCCAGCGGCATCGTATGCGGCTCCAGACCAAAGATTGACCACAAGATTGACCTTTTTGATGATGGCAAAGGCAATCTTTTTGGAGTTGTCATAGGTGACTTGATAATCAAGATCCCCAGTAATTGTTATTGGATCAAAAGTTTTTACCATTCCATCCTTTTGGGTAAGGGGAGGAGGTGTAACAACTATGGTTTTTGGTGTTGGGGCTATAGGAAGAAGGCTCATAAGTTATTTGTTAATATAAAACGGCAGTTTCAACAATGACGAAACTCCAAAAGGATTGGTTTTCCCAAGAATGTAGTTGAGTGGGAATGGGAAGTTCAGCATCACAAAAATGTTTACCGTGGGTTTGCTGGTAGCACCATGATAAGTAATGGTTCCAAGAACGGTAGCTTGGAGGGGTGTCTGTGCCGGGTAGTAAACATTTGCGTTGCCTGTAATCAAACACACAGGGATTCCGCTTGCTCCCGTATTTTGGACAAAGATGGCATTTCCTGTCACAGTTGCTCCAGACTGCATGAAGTCCGTCCCTTGGAACTTCCAAGTCGTAATGACATTGTTTGCGGAGTCGTAGGTTAATCCATTGACCGGGCCGTTTGCATATCCCGTAATGTCTACAGCAACACCGCTGGTTGCAGTAACATAACGGAAACGAGCATTTCCAGTAACCAATCCAATGTTGATTGAGGTATCATTAAAGTCTCCGTTGGATATTGCTCCTACATATCCTGTAAATGGATATGTGCGTCCTGCCCCGCTATTGTAAAGGGCAGTTACTTCAGATTGGGACAAGGCACGATTCCAAATACCAATTTCATCCATCTGCCCATTAATAAAATAAGCTCCATCATTTTCTGAACCAAACAAACTTCCAGATGTGTTTCTAATATTAACAACATCACCACTTGTAGAATTAAAGAAAACTTGTGTTCCATCCAAATACACAGCAACAGTTCCACCATTAACTTTTCCAGTTATAATAACATTATGCCAATTTGAATCAGAAATTGTTGCACTTGTTGAATATCCAGTTGGGCTACCTCCATATAAAGCAAGCGCAATAACTCCAGATGGATCAAGATAGCATTGCATTGCCAAAGATGGAATTGTTCCGCAAAAAACTTGGTAAGTTCCAGTTGCTGGATTAACAAACTTTACCCATTGAGAAATAGACCATTCTCCAGTTGTTTGATTAGAAAGTGTTGGAATGCCAAGTGTATTTGTTCCATTAAAAACAGCATCTCCTCCAATAATTCCAGTTCCTAAAGCAACGCCACCATTGTTAGTTAGCGTGTTTCCATTTCCAGTAGAATCTAAAAGACTTACTCCACCAGATCCATTGTTGTTAAGATTCCAATATGCCAATGCTCCAGCAGTCAAAGGATCACCACCAATTACTCCTTGGTTTTGGGAAGCATCGTGGAAAGATGCCGTAGTGCCTCCAGCAGTTCCTACTTGTCCAGAGTTGTAGGAATTTCCATAGAAAGCACTTGTTCCAGTTACAATGCCAGCATTGTGGGAGTTGTCTCGGAAGGTAAGAGATATATTATATCCAGTACCGGGATAACTGATTGTTCCGTTATTGTAGCTGTTGTTAAAAAACTGAACAGTTCCATTGGTTAGCGTTCCAGCATTGTAACTGGAATCATAAAAATATACTTGTTGAGCATTTCCTCCAGTAGACCCTGTGCTGGTAAAAAACGATGTGTTATAAAAATACGCATCTCCAAAAATTGCTATAGGAATAGCAAATTGAGTAGGGCCATGAAGATATAGTGCTAGAAGAGATGCGCTTCCAGATGAGTCTTGTGTAGGCCAGCAGTCAAAGAAAGTTACTTGGTCATCATTTGCGGCAGTAGGGATAGCGTTTCCGCTAATTCCATCATTGCCAAACCAGTTTGTATATTCATTCCATTCACCGTTAAATTGTCCTCCCGGCCCGTAATCACTAAAATAGACACCATATCCAATATAAACTGCCCCTCTATTACTATTTGTATTATATTGCCCACCAACTACCACATTAGGATTTGGATAAACTACGAAAGGAAGATAATCTAATGTTCCAAAGTTTTGGGAGTAGTCATGAAAACTAGCACTTCCAAAAATATAACTATAATTAGCTGTGGAATTGTAAAAACGAATATCTATATCTCCTTGAGTTCCTCTTTCATTTTCCATGTATCCATGAAAATCAGTATTAATAAAATTAACAATTTGAATTAAATGATTAGCAGAGTCATATGCTCCTCCATCAGCCCACCCAACTCCATATCCAGTAACATCAGTTATTTGCCATATCCCACCATTTAATGTTGCCGTAAGGTAATTAAATTTTGCAGTTCCAGAAACCCCATACCCACAATATGAAGTATTATTAAATATAGCGTTTCCAGCTAATCCATTATTATTTGATATTAAAGGAGAAGAAACTGGATCTGTATAAGAATTACCATTAAATGTGGCTAAATTACAAGCCAATCCATATCCATAATTTGGATTAATATTAGTTGCTAAATAAGTATTGTTATTAAATACTGCTGTATTAACTCCTATAACCCATGATTGTCCTCCATCTCCGGGTGTTGTAACATAGCTACTATCTCCAAAAATTGGAGTCTGGACAATAATATTGTCCGTAGCAACAGGCAATACGCCAGCAGGAACCGTAGCTCCTACATTTGTCCACCAGTTAGCGGTGTTCCCGTAATCACCATCCCCGCTTACTGTAGCGTTAAAATAAAGCGTTGCCATAAGTTGTCCTAGCTACGGACAACCGAAGTCAGATTGCCGCTACCATCGTAAGTAAGGGTCAATGTCAAAACGACACTACCATTGGCATCAAAATACTGAACCGTACCGGGATTGGTTCCCGAATAATTAGAAAGGGTAATGCTTGTCCAAGCTGGATTGGTTCCAGAGATAGCATTAAAAATCTGCCAATTTTGTTCACTACTTGTGGTATCAACAAATGGGGCGAATGCAAGAGGAGTATAAGACATGACAGATTATAGTTAGATGTAGCGGGGGCTTTTACACCCCCGCTATATCAATCAGTTTTTACTGAAGAAGACCGACAACATACACATCACCCGTCAGCGCACCAATGCGTCCAGCGGTATCAGCCGTGGAAGCCTCGGTCGTGAGGGAAGGATTGTAGTACGAGAAGGTCGTGCTAGTCGTGGAAATAACAGTAACAAAACCGTTATAAGCTGCATTGCCAACCGTAAGAACCTTGACTTGAACACCAGGAACCAGCCAAGAAGGAACACTAGACACCGTGAGGGTGCTGATGTTGTTGGCAGTAACACGATTTGTAGTAGCCAGCGCAGGAATAGCGGCGGTGGTAACATTGACTCGCAGATACTGTGTAGCGGCGGCTCCATTACTAGGAATTGTCGTGGAAACAGGAACTTGTCCAAGGACATAACCGTTTCCGCTTGCGGCTTGTGCAGTAAGAAGCTGTTGCGACAAGTTTCCAATAGCATTTGGGCTAGTAGCAACAGGTGCGGCAATCAGCGTTCCCGTAGCAATGTTTTCGTTGGTGGTTCCATTGTCAATGGCAACAACGGCTTGAGTGCCATTGGTTCCAAGGGCATTGGTGTAAACAATGAACGAAGCGGTGGGAATAAAAGTATTCTCATCGTAGTTAATGTTTCCAAGGTCATAAGTCCCGGTCTTTGTGAAATCGACCGAAAGAGGGCCGAAACGAACAAAGGTGAGATTATTAGGAGTGGGTTTAGGGACGGACATATTTTTTAGTTTGTTAAGTTTTAGTAGTAGCTAGGAGTGTTGTAAATGACATTGTTCAGAGTATAGCTGACATAGACATTGTCCGATCCCACATCCGATACAACAATCGGGTTTGCGAGAGGGCCATTTCCAGACAGACTAGCAGAACCAACAAGAGAAACTCCATTGACCGTGCAAGATCCCGTTCCATTAGCCGTAACCGACCATGAAAGCGCACTTGTAGGAATGGTGAAACTATTGCCAGTTGTGACTGAAACAAAGTACGGAGTCAACGGTTGCCCGTACCCTGCGTAAAGCAGGGCCGGGGCGTTGAGGACACTCGACGGAGCGTAATTAGCGTTATTGAGTGACATAGGATGTTACCGTATTTGATTAGATGGGCTGGCTAACCGTGCTGGAGCAAGCGTAGCAATCCGGGGTGTATTGCGGGGCGTAGCTCGGAGACAGGGTGCAAGGAGCAGGGATGATGAGCCTGCTGGTGTTCAACCTGTGAAGGATTGAGTGCATCAGCGTAGGATCTTGGAACTGCATACCCATACGGAACTGGTTCCAGAAGAAACCTTGGTCACGCTTGATGTTGCACTCCCAATCCGGGTTCTTCCACTCCCAATCACCAGCGTAGTTCTGGGTCATGCCTTGGGCTTCACCGATTCCGCTCTGGGACGGGCTGATCCACTTGATCATTGCCTTGTTGACCCAAGGGTTGGTGATTCCGAAGTCCGCATTGTTGTAAGCGGGGTTTTGGACATATTTGCAACCAAGCTCGGTCGTGACAGGGATGTACGGAAGAACACGCACCAGACGGGGCCAAGTGGTCGGATCATTCACATTGAAGGTAGGAAGGGATGCATTGTACACCCAATCCACCGCAAGGCGAACACCGTTGATGTCGTTGCAGAAAGCGTAGTTTCCGATCACGCGATCAATACCCAAGGAGTACTGAAGTTGCTTGTCATCGAAATCGCTAACGCTCTCCCACCATCCACCGCTTTGCTTGGCATACTGCCAAAGCTGACGAAGGACACGGGCATCTGGAACGATCACCTCAAGAAGAGGGCGACCAGCGGCTTCAGAAACATCCAGACGATAAGCATCGTCCTCACGCTGAAGGTTGATGAGGATGTCATCAAGCGTATCAAGCGAGAGAAGGCCAATGTTACCAAGCTGGCTGGCAGGGAGTTTCACATAAACATAGCCCATGTTGAAGGAACCCTCGTTTGTTCCCTCGAAAGGCTGAACGATGAACATCTGATCATCTTCAGCAACGCAAGAGACAAGGCTCTGACCGTTGGAGATAGGAACCCACTTGTGACCAGCACCACCGATCCAGTTGGAACGGGCGAACTCCTCATGGACATTCTTGGTGATGTTGACATTGGTAGCCATGATGTGATCCATCTCCTCTTGAGGGAAGAGACGATACATGAAATCAGTAAGCTGATACCAATCGGTACGCATTGCCTTGGTGAAGAGGCTGAAGCTATACGATTCGGTTCCGGGGTGAGCAATCGTCTCAAACTGAACATCGTCAGCATTCTGGATGCAACGACCACTTTGAACTTGCTCCCAAGGTTGATCGGGATTGTACCATCCACGACCGAAGCGGAATGCTTTCTGTGTCGGGAGAGTATTCAGAGGCCAAGTCTCTGTCTCAAGACGACCATAATAGATCGAATTGATTGCCATCTTTTTGATAAAAAACGGGTTGTAGTACGTCCTAGCCTCACGGAAGAGGGTATCGACATCTTGGCAACTCGAAAAAGTTACACCATTTTGTGCCATATAATTAAATTGTTGTTGGTTTGGTTATGTGCCTCAAAGAAGTCGCCTTCTCCAAAACACGGTTTTGGTTTGAAGCGACTGGCAACCTCGCAGGATCTTTGTTTTCCAATTGCTGATGTCAACCTCACACCCCGCTTATTTTTTTACATCGGTCGCTATCCGATACGGTGCTTTGGCTGAAATCAGTAATTGTTAAAACAATGACCAATCCAGATGTTGTGACGATTATAAGAAAACTCAAAAGTCGTCAACTATATTTTTTTATGTACTCAATTGCTTTAGAAAGAAGCTCAACGGAATCTTTAAGTTTTCCTATTCCTGTATTGCATTCTACACACAATAGACCCCTTACCTTTCCTGTCCTGTGGCAATGATCAACTGATAATGCATATCCAGATGGACAACTTTTATTGCAGATCTGGCATACACCATTTTGTGAAATCAGCATTTGGTTGTACTCATCAAGAGTAATTCCATATCTGTATTTCAAAAATTGATTTCTATATTTTGTGGGATTTTTTTTGTAAGACTCTCGACTTCTTTTCAGTATTTTTTCTCTGTTTTTAAGCCTCGTTTTGTCCAAATGAGCTTTAATTTTGTCTGTATTTTCGGATGCCCATTTTCTTTTTGCATCTTTCATTTTGGCAAATGTGGATGGTTTCATCCAGCATTCACCATTCTTGCTATTTTTATCGTAACGATAAAATATTTTGCCATCATCTCTAATGGCTCCTCTTTTAAGATCTCCCATTACTTATTGCGAAACTTGGCAAAAAGGGCGGCAGGAGTACGTTCTTCAACGTCTTGTGCTTTGCCAGCAGAAGATGATCCGATTGTGCCTTCACTTGTGGAAGACCCTCTCATCTTCTTAATTGTTTCTTGCAATTCAGCAATTTGTTTTTCTTGTGCAAAAGAATAAGCCTTTAGTTTTTTATATTTCGAGCCTTGGGTAAGAACCTTCGTTATTTGTTCTGGAGCATAATTGCTATTTTCACGCAATGCGGCTTCAGCAATCATCTCATCTTCCGTTGTGTCATCATCAATGCTTTGTGATGCAATGATCTTGGCGATCTCTTCCGGGTATTTTACGGAATCTTCAAGCGACTGTTTGGCTTGAATAAAAGCATCTTGCCAACGCTTTTGAATTTGATTCTTGCTCATGGATGCACGACGAGCCTTTTCCTCATCAGCCTGTGCTTTGGTTACTTCCCAATTTTGGAGAGCATTGATACGAGCCTCGACTTTGCCAAGTACATCGTAAGCCGTGCTATTGAATTTAGCCTGTTCCATAGGAGACAGATTCTCGTAGATGGAATTAAGAGTCTGTTTGGAAATCTCACGCTGTCTGACTCGTTCATTTGGATCTTGAGTGCGGAGTGATGTTTCGTATGCGGCAACTGCTTTCTCAAATTCGGTGATGCTGGTCTGATCATCACCAATGATCATTTTGACTTGGTTGTAACCGTTTAGAATTGGCGCATCATAGCTTTCCTTAAAGACAGGATCAGCAGGGAGATTAAGGAATGCGTTTGCCTTGCGAAGTTGCTCAAGATCGTTTGTGAGGGATTCTTCACGCTCCTGCTTTTCCTTGACTGCCAATTCCAATTCTTTCTGGAGCTTCTCCATTTGCTTCTTGGTTTCGGAGTCATCAATCTTTGCCCGAAGCTCCTCGATTTCAGCTTTCGATTTCTCATATTCTGCAACCTTTGATTTGAGTTCAGCGGCTTCTTTAGCAAGCTGTTCATTGGTTTGTTTAAGGGATTTGATGTATCCCGGCTTTTTCTCATCATCAACAAGCGAAGATTTGACTTCTGGTTCAGGACGGTTTTCTTCCGCTTCAAGTCTAGCTTGCTTTTCTTCATCAACTTTTTCTTGGAATGCAGACGAATCTTGATTGAGCTTCTCTGCCATCTTTTTGAAAAGATCAGATGGATTACCCTTGGGGGCTTCACTCATCTTTCCCTTAAAAAAGTTATCCGCTTGCTTTACAGCGGCATCCCTCGCGGCTTTATCAGCGGCAGATGCGGCGGTAAGATTAGGATTCAATGCGGGTTCAGCTACAGCTTCAGACATATTTTTTGTGGTTGTTTGTGGTTGTTATTTGCGACTAGAAAGTTCTTCTTGAGTCAAGGAGTCATCAAGATCGGGATCAAGATCCAAGTCGTGTGTGCTTACCCTTGAGACAACGGATTTAGGTCTCTCAATCTTCTCAAATTTATTGTCTTCTGCTTCCGTTGCCCACTCTTGGAGTGTCTTGAATACAGCTACTACGGTTGCGTGGTCTTTGTTGACCAACTCCTCATAGATTGCCGTCTTTAGATCCGAATACCTTTTATCGTTTACGATAGATGCCGATAGGTTTGTTGCGTTAATGTCAGCCATTTTCTTGCCCGATGCCGGGATTTTGCGTGGTTACTTGTTCTTGTTGTGCAATAGCGGCTTGCTGTGCCGCCATGTCTTGAGCGTTCATCTGCTGTTGCTGATCAAGCTCCTGTTCATGTTGATCCTGCATGGCTTGCATATTGTGTGAAGCCTTTGCCCTGTGAATCTGAATATCGTTTGCGGCTTTTGCCCTCTTGGTTGCAAGGTCAGTTGATGCTTTCTCCATTGCATTGACATTATGAAGTTGGGCTTTCTGTGCCATTGCCGCCAGCTTGATGTTTTCCTTCTTCTGTAATGTGTCGGTAATGATTGCTTCCTTGGCAACAAGTGCTTGCAACTTGATCGTGTGAGGATCTTTATCTCCACCTTGACCCTGCTGTTGCTGATTGGCTTTCTCAATCTGTGCAAGCTGGCTACCAAGCTCATCAACTCCACGCTGAAGCTGTTGCATCTGCTGACCAAACTGTTGAGCAATTTGCTTCTTGGTAGGATCTTTCTGGATGAATCCAAGGTGAGCAACAAGATGTGGCCCCTTGAAGCGCATGAGGCAAGCGTAGATGTCCTTGATAAGCTCCACAGCTTCCTCGGATACTCCTTGTGCGGCTTGCCCACGGGTTGGTGCTTGAGGATTAACGCCGGCACTTTGAAGGGCCGCTTGAGCCTCCTGCATTGATACGGCGGCATCTTGGATGTGACCCTTAAAGTGTTCCACATGGTTCTGATCTGGATACACCCTAAAGTTTGCGGCGTTTCCTTTTGGATCAGTCATACCAATGTTTTCCATTGAGATGATTCCTTGTTCGTCTGGAATATCAACCTTGGTGTGTTGGAAATAACGGGTGACATTTTGGCGACCATTGAGTGCGGCAATCGCATCTTCAATGGCGTTGGCTTGACCATCATTCATTGGTGTCATGCCCGTGAGAGAAACAGTCTGCTGTGCCGCCATCAGCTTGTAGGACGGGCTACCAGAACCAGCAAGCATATTGGACTCAAGATTCTCAATGTTTTCCCACTTCCATGCTTCTTTTGGAACTCCATTTTCATCCATGAACTCCACAAAACGCTGTTTGAGTTTATAACCATATCCACCTTTTGTGGTACGGCTCATGCGTTTGTACAGGAGTTTAAGCCAACGGGTTTGATTATCATTGAAGCGGCGAATCTGTGTGCCTTGAAGTTTGGCACTTTCAGCCGCATCAAGTTGTGCTTCTCCTTTTGTCCTTTGCTTTCCACCCTTATTTGCCATTCCAATGTTGTAAGCACCAATTCCACGATAGAGATCGGATTGGTAGAATTGAATGCCAGAAAGAACCTCATTGAATGGTATGTTTACATTAACTTGAACAGGATCAACATCTTGTGGCAAGATAAGCATTGGCGACCATTCCATTTGCTTCAGCTTTTTGGTTGCTTCAGCAGAACCACCCTTGAACATTAACCGGGTATTCCAATCAACAGCATCCATGAAACGGTTCATATGGATGTCGTATGCTCGGCATTGGATAAAAATAGCTTCAGCAAGACCTTGAATCTCATGCCAGATTCCAGATCCAGTTGAATCAGTCATGGGAGCAATAATGTCTTCCCAACCATCTTCATCCTTTTCTACCCAATCTTTCTTATAATAAAGGAATCCAGTTTGGTCACGATACTCTTCTTCCGTAAGATCCTTGCGTCCATTTTCTTTGTAACCAAGGACAAGCCCACCGTAATTCTGGAGGAGCATCATCTTGGAAATGCTTCCGTTGAACTCCATGATGTAAAGCTCATACAATTCAATGCGGAGCGTATATAATCGGGAAAGGTTCATGTTGCCGCTTGCCACATCCCTCAACCATTCGGTGTTGGTATATGTGTTGCGGTAGTTTGTGGTGAACATTCGGAGTGCATCCACACAAGCCCAAAAGTTCCAACCCATATCGGTTGCGTGTTGCTGTGCTTTTTCTGGATCTTCTTCTCCACCCGTAATCTTCAACCAGAACTCAAGTGGCGTATAGCTACGCTTGATACACATTTCGCCAAGGTTGGTAAGATCGGCAAATGTCTTGTCTGGAATAAGAACATTGGAGTTATGGAAACTTTTTGTGGGCCACCCGTCCCGGTCTTCAGCAATCTCAAAACCTTTTCCATACAGGCTCATTTCCTCAACATCCAATTCAACATTGTAGTTGTAGGATGACCAAGATCGGAGCATTCGATCAAATCCAACGCCAATCAAATCACTCCAAATTTTCTTTTCGGTAGGATTTCCAATCTTGGTTGTAATGGTAGCGGCGGTATTGCGCTCCATCACCATGTCAACAAAGCTGGACTTTTGATTGTCCACAATGAACTTCATTTGACGGAACGGGACATTGCTTTGTCCCTGCATCTGCCTTGCCGCTACTTGGCTATAATCGGTAGGGGGGAAACCTTTGTAACATTTGTAGATGCGTCCCCACTTGCGCTCACGACCGGCATTATCAAGACGCAAGTTCCAACAAATTGTAAACGCATCATTGGCAGTTTGGACTCGGCTAGTAGGAGCAACGCCATTTGAGTTGATGGTATTGAAACCCCAACTTGAAACTCCCTCCCGATTAACGATGCGTTTTGTTTTTGCCATTTTAGAGTTTCATTCTATTCAAATGCTCTCGATTTGTAAAAGTTTTTATTCTATGGCAATTTGCACATCGAACAACACACTTTGCAATCTCGGTTAATGCCAAGTCCCAATTGTTGTATTGGGATACGCATCTGGTTTTTTTACCATTAACATGATCAAACTCAAGTGCATAAGCATTTTCTTTATACCCACAATCTATGCAACCCAATGCCAACTTGTATTCATCAGATTTTTTTCGGAACTCTTCTCGTTTTTCTTTAGTGTATTTTTTGTAATACTTTTGCCCATTTTTTTCGTAATTTTTACGACCATTTTTACGGCATTGTTCAATATTTTTGTGATAGTATTCTCTAGCTTTTTTGTTTTCTTTGTCTTTGTTTGCCCTTCTTTTTTCATTCCTGTTTTTGTTATACAGGGCAATTTGTTCAGGAGTTTTTTTTCTCATCCCAAAACTTGATTTAATGCCTGTCTTCTTTTTTGACACGCCGTGCAACCTTTTGCAGTTTGTTCAAGATTGCTATTCACTCCCAAACTTTGGGCAACCCTATCTCCCAAACTTGCAAAACTGTGTATCACATTCGCAACTTTGTCTCCTGCTTCTTGCCAGCAGTATTGGCTAGGAATCCTACCGCAAATTTGTTGTTCGATCAAGTAATCTAAATTATCTGGCACAGCAACATTGTTAATTGTCATGTCGCTTGCAACTTTTTGGGAGAACAATCTTCCATAAGTCATCTCCATTCCATTTACACGATAGCGGTTGCCTTTATCGTCGGAGTATTCGTACCAGAGTCCTTGTGGGATTGGGCCGTTACGGTCTTTTAATCGCATAGTTGATGCAAATACTTGTCTTTGTTTCTAAAAGTTGTCAATACTTTTGGACATGGAATATAACGGATTTTCTTTAGAGCAACCAAAAGATACAAATTACGGAATACCAAATTTGATTCATGTTCCACAAATGTTTCGTGAGCTAACGGCATATCGTTTGACTCGTGGAGAGTTTGGAAGACGTGAAAGAATCAAAAATGGTATTAAATTAGAACAATCTGGTTTGTTAAATCCTGCACAGCACATGATCAATGCCTTCCAATTGATCTACGGCAATGATGTTTTGCTCCATTCTCAAGGAATACCCAACAATTATGCCATAGACATTATTGATTTGTTTTGTAATGAGAACGATTGGGGCATTGCAGGGTGTGCAAGTAGTGGAAAAACCTTTTCAGTTGCCGCTTGCATTGTGATTGATTGGCTTTGCGCCCCCGATTGTACATCCACATATGTTGCTTCTACCTCTTTGGACGCATCAGAAGACCGTCTTTGGGGTAAAGTATGTACGCTTTACCGTACAGCAATGAGGAATATTCAAGCCCAATATGGTGCAAATCAGAGTATTGGAAACCTTGTAGAGTACCGTAGAATGATTGTTTTTGAGACAATTGACACCAAAGATACGGAACGAGACTATACAAATGCTATTAAAGCATTGGCTTTTCCCAAGGGTGGTGAAGGAAAACGGTCTGTAGAAAATACACGGGGTAGAAAGAATGCCAGAATGCGGTTGTTTTTGGACGAATTGGCTGAAATGGATCTCTACGCATTGGATACCCGTGTCAACCTTGGTGCTAACCCCGATTTTATCTTTGGCGGCATGGCAAACCCAGCGGCTACCGCAAACAATCCCCATACGGAGCTATGTCAGCCCGATGATCCTATGGAATGGGATGCCGTAACCCGTTACACAAAGAAATGGAAGACTCGTACAGGAGTAGCATTGCATCTTTCTGGAGAAGATAGTCCAAACTTCAAGGTTCCAGATGCTGAAATACCCCCATTTGATCGTTTCCTTACCGTCCAAGGAGAGGCCGCTACTTTAAAACGATGCTATGGCAATAAGAATGCCCTAGAATACTGGCGAAATGTCTATGGATGGTGGCCCGATTCTTCCGTAGAACTCACAATCTTCTCAAAACAGTTCATTCAAGCGTGTGATATTAATTGGGAACCCGTATGGAGTAACAGAACACGGGTAGTTTGCGGCTTTGACCCTGCATTTACGGCAGGAGGAAACAGATGTGCGGCTACATTTTGCCGATTTGGGCCAAATGATACCGGGAGAAACCTTGGATTCTACCTTGGAACCCGTGAATATACCTCATCTGTGGGTGATGTTTTTGAGGAAAGCATTGCAATGCAGTTGGTTAAAGATTGTTTGGAATATGGAGTCCATCCAAGGGACTTTGGATTGGATATTTCGGGTGATGGCGGCAAGATGATGAGGGCAATTATCATCGAATGGAGTAAGTTCCATCCAGAAGCCATGTTTGTATTCCCCATTTCCTCAATGGGAATGCCTACGGAAAGGAAAATCAGCAATCTGGATAAGCGAACTTGTAAAGAAGCGTATGATCGGTTGGTTACGGAGTACTGGTTTGCCGTCCATACGGCCCTGTCTACACGCTCTTTGGTTGGTATTGATGTAGAGAAGCACTCTCAAGTAGTAAACGAGTTGTGTAGCCGTCTGTACTACCACAAGGGAAGGAAGGTTGCCGTGGAAAAGAAGCTGGATATGAAGCATAGGTTGAAGAAATCTCCCGATTTGGCTGACTCTTTGACCTATGCCGTCCAGATGCTTCGCCGGGCAGGACTAGAGTTTTCGTTTGAGGAGGAGTCAGAATCTTTGGACATCCAAGAAATCAGCGATTGGGAGAACCGATTGATCCATTCCAAAAACAACACCCAAGAAAAACTTGAGGATGATGAATGGGGATATGGTGGCAAGGGTTGTGATGAGGACGGCTTCTAGGAAACACGGGGCGTGAGATAGCTTGCATTGGCAGAGGCCCGCCCCGTCTCCTAAAATGGCACAGCCTGTTGGAATCGAACCAACCCAGTCGGATTTGGAGTCCAACTCGCCCATCCTTGGAACATGAGACTGCGATAAAAATTTATTGTTGACGCATGGATTCGTCAATGCCAAAGTCACTTCATTCTGAATGGTGACGCATTCTGACAAGACTTTCCTCACAACAAAAGAAAGCCCCGCTGTAGTGCGTCACCACTCGGCGGGGCTTGTCCGTTATAGCAAGTGAGGATGGATGTGAATGCGTACCACATGATCCAATAACTCGGCTCTGGAGAACCAAAACTCCTTACCCGACGAGAATGAAAAGAAGCGAACAGCATCCAGCATAGCGGGGTGTTGTGGTTTCTTTTCCTTACTCTTTCCTTTCCCGCTATGGAGTGGGGGGTAATGGGGGGTGTTTCCTTTCTCCTTCGGTTTTCTTTAGCGTTAAGATTGACCAGTTAATAAAACACAGGCATAATTTTAACACTTATGGCGAAATTCACACCGCAAGATTACAAGAATGGATCATCTATCCCATCTGTACTTGTGGGTGACTCATCTGTTGCCTCCCTTATCAAAGGCTCTTCTTCTGGTATTGCACCTAACCATACCGCAGGAGAACTCTACAAAAGGAAACCACAATTCGTGATGTGTCCTCCAAAGTATCTTTCCACTCGCATTCCGAACAATGTGTTCATGAAAAATGAGAAGGTGGATACGGAAAGGGCAATGCGCCAGTATACCCGGATCAAAAGAAAAATCACCGCACTTGATGTTCAAGTGTTGGAAATCCCCCCGCAGAAAGATTGTCAAGATCAACACTACACCGCCAACATTGGCATAGCCTTAAACCCATTCATTGTTCTCGCCAAGTTTTCCGCTGATGGCAGGACACAGGAAGAAGCTCCAGCAAAAAAGTTTTTTGAAGGACGAGGCTATACGGTGATCCAGCCCCCACACCCATTTGAGGGAGAAGCCGACCTCAAGAAATGGCAAGATGGGGTGTATTTCGGCGGTCATGGAAAGTTCAGCGATTGGAAAGCGCATGAATGGATCATGAAAAAAACGGGTGTTGAGATTATCCCAATCCGTGAAACATCCGATTCCCTTTACCATCTTGATTGCTCACTCTTCGTGATTGATAAGGAAAACTTTATGGTGTGCAAGGGAGGCATGGATCGAGAGTCATTCAAGCGTCTTGAAAAGGTTGCCAACATCATTGTGGTTCCAGAGGATGTCATGGCTACAGGAGCAACCAACTTGGTCAAAATCCCAGGCAATAAGAAGATCATGTTGTCTGGTATGTTCCAGCCAGAGTTCCCCAACTATAGAAAAGGAATGGAGTGGATGTTGACAACTATGGATAAGTTTGGCTATTCCATCATTTTCTGTGACATTGATGAAGCCGACAAATCCGGGGCCGACATATCCTGTATGGTCATGCATTTGGATTTTTAGATCCATGAACAATTTCCTCAAATGGTTAATTGGGGGAATTGCTTATCTTAACGGGAACTGTCCCGAATGTTGGAAAGAAATGAATACTTGTCATGGTGATCCTTGCCACGTATGCCGTGTCGGTGGAATTTTCCCGCCCAAAGACATCTGGCGTAGATTTATACAATCAAAATAAAAACCCATGACACCAGAACAAGATGCCCATGAAATTTGGAACAAAGCATCAGAAGCTGGTTTAGAAAAATACTTTGCTGGAAGCAGGGAACACAGAACCCAATTTTGGACTGCTGGTGCAGGATGGTATGCCAAGAACCTAAAGGACGAGCAATTAGATCTTGTCAGTTACCTTCACCATCTTACCAACAGGATTGAATCCATCCAGTTCCTTGCCCAAATGATGGAGGAAGACAATGTGTCGTTGAGAGATGCGGCAACAATCCTAAAGGAACTTGTTTCCGATAGATCACCAAAAGACATTCCCCATCAATCCAATGACTAAAAAACCCATTGTCGGGGCAATTGTTGCATCCGATCTCCATTGCGGATCTACCGTTGGTCTATGGCCCGACGGCTTTGAAACCAAAAGCGGCAACAAGGTTGGTCTTGGAAACAACCTTCACCAACAATGGTTATGGCAATGTTGGCAGGACTCCACGGAAAAGGCACTCAAGCACTTTGGTAAAGACCCGTTTGCCTTGTTCCTTAACGGCGATCTTCTTGAGGGACGGCATCATGGTACTGATCAAATCGTTGCCGCTGATTGTCTCGATCATTCCAATGCGGCAATCCAATGTCTCCAACCTCTGGTTAAATCCGCATCTGTCATTTACCTTACCGCTGGTACGGAATGCCATGTCAAAGATTGGGAACAGTATATTGCCAAACAAATTCATGGAAAGTGGTGTGGTGACAAAGCACTCATCGAAATCCACGGAACTCTCATTGACATGGCCCACCATATGCCAACGAGTTCTAGGGCATACCTAGAAGCAGGAGCAATGTCTATAACAATGGGCAACGCCCGTCAGAATTACTCCCGTGTCGGGCATAGGGTTCCAAAAGTTTATTTACGAGGCCATCGCCACACGGGGGGAATCTTTAACGATGGATCTGGAATCTTCATGGTCACACCAGCATGGCAACTACTGACCCGCTATGCCCACAAAGTTGTGGGGGATTCCATATGCCGTCCCGGTATTGGCATCCTAGATTGGCGTGGATGTGACCAAGGAGAATTACCAGCAACCAAACTAATCCAACATGAACCGAAAGAAACTAGACCCATCAGAAGCTGAACTACGCCAGAGTGCCATTGAATCAATCAAGGCAATCTTGACAATCCCAACGGAAGAAGAAATTGGAATAGGTGATTGGGTATCGGTAAACCAATTGGTCAAAGAATTTAAATTAAGCCGGGACATTATTGCCAAAAGATTGGATCGTAGGGTTGCGGCTGGCGAGATGGAAATGAAGAAAGAATCCTGTTTGTCCAAGGGAAAAGTATGCGTCATGAACTTCTATCGCATGGCAAATGAAATTACCCGCCCGTATTAAGATAGAAGATAGAAAATTGGGGAGGGAGCGCAATGACGGGCAAGCTACCTTTGCCGACAAAAAGATAGAAATAGATCCACGCCTCTCAACCAAAAAAAGGTTGAATATCGTTCTCCATGAAGGGATACACATCCTTGACCCTAACTTTCCAGAATTGAAAGTAAGAGCCTACGCCAACCGGCTCTCCGATCTGCTCTGGCGAGACAGGTGGAGAAGGCTGGAGAAATGATTATGTGTATTGCACCAATTGCCCTTGATGATGAGCAAGGAGTTGGAGTATTGCCTTTCCTTCCGCAGTAACGATATGACCGCTACCTTGGCACTTCCAGCATGGTTCTCCACTTCCCTCATCGTACCAGTTACGACCCGTGCCTCCGCACTCATCGCAACTTTTCTCTAGGGCATTTGATGTATTGAATAGTGCATTCATACAAATCTCCAACTAGCAGATTTTTTATTTTCCCGCAATACCTTTTTTATTTTCTAAATGAACAGACAAGACGATGCATTTGAGGAAGCAAAACAACTTGCCAGGGAAGGCAAGGAATATTCACACTTGATCAATCGGATGTGGGTAATAAACTCCGACCAGTTTGACCACTTCTTAACCACGCTAGACCCAGAGATTGCCACCAAAACCATTTACGGAATGCTGGCACTCAAACGGAGACAATCCAAAACAATCCCCAAAGGCCGGGGAAGACCACGCAAATAAGTTCATACTCTAATTTTATTGGTTAAATTTTAGACTATACCGATTGGTGTAACGGTAGCACAGGGGACTTTGACTCCCCTAGTCATGGTTCAAATCCATGATCGGTAGCCAATCAAAGGCTTTAGAAAAGGACGCATTTTCAATAATCCGTCCTTCTGAAAAGGATAGATACCCTGCTACCATTCAAGAGTGGTGGAAATGGTTTACTCCCAAATTGTAGTAGGATGTCCAATCTACTTTTTTTGAAGGAAATAGTGGGTAGTTTTTCTTTCAGGAATGTAGCAGTTCATAGACATATTTGCGTTCACGGTAGCGCGAACACTACACTCGTCTTGTTTATCGTGCAGTCTGGAAGTGTAGCATGATTTGATTAGCGGATGCTGGGATAATCACCCATGAGGGGAATCCAACTACTAATTGTAAACATTTTAGTAGTTCTTTATAAATAAGAACCCCCCTGGTGCGCTTGCTCACAGGCAGAGGCGTGAGGGGTATAATTATAAAATTGGAGTCCCGCTGGGCGAACCATGTGGAATCGAGTTTCCCCGATACGGGACTGTTGAGGACGGCCCGCTATTGTGCGACCTATCGCCTATCCTTTGGCTATACGGCTATTCCCCGATCCGTAAAGGGCTGGAATCGTTCGCTTCCGATTCTGTAAGGACTCATCTCTGGCGGTAGTTTCCTACCCTATGGGAGCGACCCACCATCGGATATTTCCAATGCAACCAGCAATGATTCCGATTGAACTATTAGGAATTCCCTAAAAATTTGCAAGCCCCTTCTCAATACCAAAAGTAGCATTTTTCCACATCTTCACCTGTCCCGTATTAAAGTGCTTCACGCTCCCATCAGCACACATACACACCGTCCACACATCATTGTCAAATACCCCACTACTCTCCACATAAATAGCATACCCATCTCCAACAGGAGTCAGCACAGGCATTGGATTACGGAATTCGTGGATCATAAAATCTACTCCAATCCCCGAATCATATCCCTATCCCAATCAGATAGCCTAGGATCATTTATATGCTCCTTCAAAATCTTACTCAACCTCTTCCTCTCCATCTTCGCCCCACCATAGCCTCCCGGCTCTTTACTAGCCGTTTCACCAAGCTCCGTAGCAAGACTCCTCAACAACATGATGCTAGGCTTTGTAAACTCTTCTGGAGGGTATCTCAAACTCATTACACACTACTTTGCACATTCAGCAATCTATTGTCAATCTACTACACATCTACAAAGTTCTAAAATAAGGAGAAGTTTCCAGATACTGATTTTTTTTGGGTGGCCTATGTCGCACAAGCTAGCCCCGTATAATGGTGTATGTACCCCTCCCAACCACCCGTAAGGAATTCTTATGGGAGAGCCTACCATGAGAGGTTAGTTGCCTAGCTTAAACGGGAAACTAACTAGGGATTATCTCTGATTCTATAGTGTTGGAGGGGCTTCCTAACTGTTGCTGATTCGTTAGGTTTATACCCTTGGAAAGACCCACTATAAACTGGAAGTAATTAGTTGTCCCGGTGTCGTGCTTGTCAGAGAAGTTATCCCCTGCCATCTTGTTATCAATATTAATAGCTTCCAACTTGCTAACTACCTTCAACTTCCTAGTTGTCCCTTGCTCTCCTTGAGTCTCTACTAACTCCTGTATCAGGTCAGCATCGGGATTGCTAATGTCGCACCTAACTGCCCTAGCTAAAAAGTTACGCTTTTCGGCAAGAGTTAGTGCATTAGCTAGAAAGCTACTTTCCTTTAGAGTAGCAATATAGGAAGCTACTCTGTTATCTGCTTCTAACTTACAAGCGGCTGAACCAGCCTGTTCAGAGTTAGCGGCTTTATACCCTGCTAACAGATATGATCTAGCTTTGTTTTCACCCTTTGCTCTGTGAGTACAATAGGCTAGTTGTTTAGTTGTGAGGCTAGGAAGTGAAGTTGTTTTTTGCGTAGTCATTAGGGGTCTTTTTACCTAGCGAAATTATCTCTGTCAATCTCCGTTGCTGGAACCTCGCTTCGCTCGCACGTTCGCTTCGCTCACTAGGTGTGAATTGTTAAGGTGTGTGAAATGTTTTGATCTGTTAAGAATCAGCACTTCCTCCGTGTTGTTGTGTTGTCTCCTCTCTGGTGTTCCTCGCCCGGTGGCTCGGAGTTTAAAAAGACCCCTTTTGAGTGTCAAGTCTTTTCTCTGTAATGGTCATTTGAGCTAGTGTTTATGGGCTTACAGGGCTGGATGCTGATAGAATGGGCTTGTGCGGGTTGCTTTGATGCTTTTAGATTGTGCAAGGGCTTGTTATAGTGTTGTTGTTTTGTGTATTACAAATGGGCTTTTGCGCTTGTGTTCATGCCCTATAAAAATAGTTAAAAGTTTTTTGTAGACAAGTTGCATGGGTTGATATAGCTTTAATGAATCGACGGAGAACTGGTGACGATCTCACCCGATGGTTTTCCCGATAGTCAGGACTCGATTCTGGCTTTGTTCTTTGACATTCTGACCTTGCTGGTTGACTGGTTCATTCCCGAACTGGTTCCTGACCTTACCCTACCGACAAATGCTGGTGACGATCTCACCATGTGGCATTAGGTAGCAAGTGACAATGGAACCCCCTCTAGGGTGAGCATTGGTTGTAAATCCGTTGCAAGAGACGCTATAAACTCATAAAAGCTGTTTTGATAAATTGCCCTTTTCTAGTTCGCTAGGAGAGGGCAATAATCAGCACAGAAAGTGGTGAGCGTTCCCTACGCTTTAGGGTATCAAAATAAGGAGAAAATATGAGCAAAGAAAAAGTTGACGTATATCAAATTGTAACTGACAGAATCATCGACTTGTTAGAAGATGGTGTTGTTCCTTGGCACAAGCCATGGGCGGGAGGTAGTAATCAACTACCCATGAACCTTGTGAGTAAAAAGGCTTACAGGGGACTAAATGTATGGTTACTCTCATGCTCTGGTTATGCTTCCCCTTATTGGGTAAGTTACAAACAGGCAACAGAGTTAGGTGGACAAGTTAGGAAGGGTGAGAAATCAACCCTTGTGGTCTACTGGAAGATGTTTGAAACAATCGACAAAGACACAAAGGAGAAAAAGGTTATCCCGATGCTCCGTTACTATAATGTATTTAATGTTAGCCAATGTGACGGAATTAATGTCCCAGATACGGAGACGCAACCAACGATAGATTTCAATCCTATCGAAGAAGCGGAGAAAATCGTAGCTAATATGACGAAGGTTCCACGCATCACTCATATTGAGCAACAGGCTTATTATAACAGGTCAAGTGACCATGTTAATATGCCACAGAAAGAAACCTTCAAAGGTGAGGCTGAATACTACTCGACCCTGTTTCATGAGTTGACGCACTCAACTGGCCATGAATCCCGGTTAGGGAGGTTTCAGAATCAAGTTAGTAAATTCGGTGATAGCAACTACGCAAAAGAGGAATTGATTGCCGAGATGGGAGCTAGTTATCTGTGCGCGATGGCTGGCATTGTTGATCGCACAATCGACAATAGTGCCGCTTATATTGCCAACTGGTTGACCAAGCTACGCAACGACAAAAAGCTAGTAGTTAGTGCGGCGGGAAAAGCCCATGCCGCTTGTGATTATATCCTTGGAGTTAGTGCCTAGATACATAGCCCTCTCTGAAAGGGGAGGGCTAGAATCTGTGCAATGACGCATAGAAACAAACAGCAAACAAAGGAGTAAATATGAACCACAGTATCAAAAAATCAGATATACCTAAACTTTCCCAATGCCTCCCCGTTGAGGGAGTGTGGACAAGTTCACGGGCACACGATCAAATCGCGCAAGATATTGCCGACGAAATTCAGCAGTTTACCGATTTTTCGGTGACTGTAAAACTGTTCCGTGACAACGGCGAACACCTCCAAGGAGATGAACGCACGGGCACAATGGTCGTGATCAGAGATTAATCATGAATCTAATCATCAATGTTATTGGTATCCTATCAGTAGAGGCTTTAGTATCCTTTATCTTTTGGGCATTGTTAAGTTAGTCTCGACCCCCTGCTTCTGTAGCAATACAGGAGCAGTAGCCGAGGCAATTACGCCGAGGACAACACAACAACGAAAGGAAACCATGAAAACGCTACACATCACGCCAGAAATTTATTTCTGCAACAACACCACAGATGCTACGAAAACGCTTTTTGAACCGATCAACGGGCGCACCGCATCAGGAACATTCAAGAAACTAAAGAATCAAATCCGATTATTTGACCTATCAGGAAAGCTATTTGCTTCCCTTGTCAAAAATAAACACGGGGAAATTATGCTAGTATCCGCAATCCAAACGGAAAAGGGAGTTTTGTATTCTTTCGGACTAACCACGCCCGACGAAAGAACGCTAGGACTTTCGGGCCTTTCCTATTTTCAAACAACGGAAGTTGTCGAAAAGCTATGGGAAACCGCCGTTGCTTTGTAGTTAAAACAGAACAATCAATAAAACTTGTTTATCAAAAATCCTTTAATTTTAACGACAACGCAAAAACGGAAAAAGAATAAAAAGAATAAACTAAAGAATAAAAAATAATATGACCACGCAAACCACGCCAGAAACCATAACAAACCCGAACGGATGCAACGAAAACCATTGTTTCTGTGACCGACTCGACGAGTACGGAGACATTAATTGTGTCCTAGACAACCCACCCAAAGATATGTCCATTGAGGGCATTCTGAAGCGTTTAACGGATGCTTTAGACGAGCAAGCCAGACAGATTGAGGCAATCAAATCCACACTAGATCGCAAATGAAAACCGAAACCAGAGAATTAGTCACCACATTGGAACCGCTATTTTATAGTCTCCTCCGAGGGGCCGAACACCACAATCTAGACGAAGTGTGTATCAGTACAGCTAGGGCAAGAGAGATCCACACGGATCTTTTAATACTAAAAAAGAAACTGAAAGAAACCACGCCACAAACAACCCCAATGACCATAGATCGGCATTTAGATTCGATCTTCAACCTATGAATAACGATACCTTAAAAAAATATGATGAATTGCAGTACCAAATCTCCTTACTCAAACTTGAATTAGAAATACTTAATTCAAGATTGGATCGTTACGAACAACTCTTAAATAAACCACAATGATACTTGATTATACTTGCCGAGATTGCGAATGCGAACACGAATTTGAAATTCGTTACTATGCTTCCCAACCGCACCGGGGGATGCATGGCACATTTGAGGATGCCATACAGGGGCATGGAGCCTACACCGAGCCAGAAGAGTGTCCCAAATGCGGGAGAGATGTGGATACGGATGCCGTCGAGGAAAGATTCCTATGAGACTTCAGACACTTAAACAATACTCCTCCCCGAAAGGGGAGGGGTATAAACCCTGTATCTACTGGTTTGCTTTCCTTAAAAAAATGGAACGCAATCGTCGCTTTTTTCATTGCCCTCGATACCAGAAAACAATATACCCCCCTCTGAAAAAGAAGTTGACAGAAGCAACAAACTCTTAAAAGATCATCACTCAATTATGAATCCAGAAACAACCACACCAACCGAACCACTACAACTTAAAAGCAACAGTTACCTTGGCATCTACATTCCGACCGAGATCAAGTTGCGTCTTACTATCGCCGCAAAACAGGCAGATGTCTCTCTCTCAAAATATGCTGTTCGCCTGTTCAAGAGTCACCTAGAATCCCTCCCTCAATGAGTCCACGCTTTGTTGCCGCTTTTATACTCGCACTCACTCTAATCACCCTCGCAATTTGTACCCTATGAAAGATGGACTATACGCAAATATCGCTCGAAAGAGAGCCAGAATCAAAGCTGGTTCTGGTGAACACATGAGGAAGGTTGGTAGCAAGGGCGCACCAACAGCAAAGGCTTTTAGAGAAAGCAAGAAAACCGCTAAAAAGAAATAATACTATGGCATCAGAAAAATGGCAGACAAAAGCAGGACAGAACCCCAAGGGTGGACTCAATGCCGCTGGTAGGGCATCCTATAATAAGGCTCATGGAGGGCATCTAAAACCCCCTGCACCATCACCCAAGACCAAGGTAGATGCAGGACGAAAGGCTTCATTTTGCGCTAGGATGAAAGGACTCAAGAGCAAGCTGACAAGCGAGAAAACAAAGCGTGATCCCAACAGCAGGGTAAACAAAAGTTTAAGAGCTTGGAAATGTCACTAATGAGAACATATCTAAACGATCTTCTTGTATCAAAGTTGCTACAAGAGAAACCACAACAAACCAACACAATGACACTAGCCGAACTAAACAATATCGCACAGGAGATCGCCAATAAACTTGGTCACATCTCACAAGAACTTCTTCTTGAGGTTCATGCCCTCATCCACAAGGACGAGGCTCCGACACCAGTAGCACCGACTCCTCACGCTTCCGAGTAATGTTGGACGCTATCAAGGAACTGATTCGTAAAAAGCTGAATCATACGACCATCGAAACAAAAGAAATACCTCCTGCTAAAAAGCAGAAGATCCGTAAGGAAACAACCAAACCAGAAACCAAGGGCCGAAAACCCAAAACCAAAACCAAACGCAAATGAAGAAGATGATGACCAAGGGCAAAATGCCCAAGATGGAGAAGGCCAAACCCGCCGCAAAAGCAACCAAGATGAAGTCCGCTAGTTCAATGATGAACAAGGGCGCAAAGAAGAAATAAGGAGTTAAAAAGGATCGGGCGGGAGCCATGAACAACTCCCGCCCGAATATGCAGAGCAACCACGCACCACAATACATGAACACAAATACTAATACACTCGCTGTTAGTCAACCCTCTATGGGGGAAATGGAAAAGATGGCACTTGCCATCGCAAAATCGGGCCTTTTCGGGATGAAATCTCCCGAACAGGCACTCGCACTTGGACTCCTTGCAGTATCCGAGAACAAACCATTCGCCAGCATTTGCGCCGAATACGATGTTATCCAAGGCAGACCAGCACTCAAGTCACAGGCTTGCTTGGCTAGGTTCCAACAGGCAGGGGGAACCATCCAATGGATCACCCGCACCGATAAGGAATGCACCATCGAAGGCAAACACCCCGCTGGTGGTACTCTCAAAGTAACTTGGACTTGGGAAAGAGCGACCACCGCTGGACTTACGAACAAGTCAAATTGGAAGCAGTATCCGACTGCAATGCTATCTTCACGATGTGTTGCTGAATTGGTTAGGGCAATCTATCCCGCTTGCCTAAATGGAGTGTATCTTGCCGAAGAGGTACAGGATTTTGATACCAAGCCGCTTGGAAGTCCTCTTGCTCGTATTGAAAAGCCTGTAATCAAGGCTGAAGAGGCAACCCCTATCGTTGCCGAGTTGGTAGCGGAAACCGAGCCACAGGAGGCTCCAGAACTTCCACAGACCCCGGTTGATATGCTCATTAGCATGATGACTACGGACAACATAAGCGACGATCATGTTTTGCATTTCCTGTATGCGAAGAAGGCAATCAAAGATCGGAATATCTACATTTTCGACATTCCCGAAAAGATAATAAATCGTCTCATCGAAAAGTGGGATGATGTCAAAGCATTTAAGCCAGCAATCTAATGATTAAAAACATAACCCACAGAGAATTAGTCTTAATCCTTTTGCAGATTCATCAGGAGATTCCTTCAAAGTTTATTAAACATTGGATAAAAATCACGATAGTAAAACTTAATAGCTATGAAGAAAGATCCAACAAAGCAGAAAAGGAATTGGCTTTCTACAAACACTCTTTTGAGTTGATTCAGAAAGCAGAGAAAAAAAGCAAACAATACAGAAGGATTGAAGGAAATAACTTTATTCAAAGGTTTCTTCAATTTTGCAAAAAAACTGCTCAAAAAAATGACTGACGAACGCAAAGGAAAGCCGTCTTGTAGCGGAATCTCTCGACTTGCTCTCTGTGCAGGATCGTGGAACCTAGAGTCCACGCTACCTCCACAGGAGGAGAATAAGTATATGCAGTTGGGAACGGATATTCATGCCGTTTTAGCTGGTCAGAAAGACTTTGATTCCCTCACCGAAGAGGGTCAAGAAATCGCAACCAGATGTTTATCTCAATACGGTGAGTTAATTGCTCAATTGGACTTGGGAGAACGCACTAGGGAGATTGTTGAAGAGCGGTATTGGTACAATGATCTATTCTCTGGAGCAATTGACAGGATCGACTTCTTTGGCGAGGAGACAGCACTCATCACCGATTACAAGACAGGTCGAAACGCACAGAGCAATGCCGCTGAAAATTACCAACTCCGAGCATATGCGGTACTGGTCAAGAAGGCATTTCCTCAACTTAAAACCATCTATGTTTCAATTGTGCAACCAATGGCAGGGGGAAAGACCATTGCGGAATACAATAAGGATGAGTTAGCACAGGCTGAAAAGGAGATTGTTGGCATCGTTAATGCTTCATCATTTCCTAATGCTCCAAGAACTCCTTCTCCAGATGCTTGTAAGTGGTGTCGCGCTAAAAGCATTTGTCCAGAGGCTTATGGCAACCAGCAAGCCGCTACAACAACGCTACAGGTAGCCTCTACCGTTGCCGTATCGACCTTATCCAATGAGGAATTAGCTTCTTTGGATGCCAAGGCCGAGGTAGTTGAGGATTTCATTGACGAGATCCGAAAGGAACTAAAGGCAAGGCTTATTGCAGGAGCGCAAATTGCTGGACTGTCCCTGTCAAAAGGACGAACATCCAGAAGTGTCTCCGATACAAATGCCGCTATCTCTGCACTTTCTGGTACTCTGTCACAAGATGCTATCTTATCTTGTGCAAAGATCAGCGTCACGGCATTGGAAAAGGCAATTGCAAAGGCAACTAACACAAAGGGCAAAGATGCAAAATCTAAACTCGACGAGGCACTTGGTTGGCTCATCGAAACAAGTGAAGGTGAACCATCCATCAAGCGTGACAAATGAACCTAATCCAGATGATCGGGCATTGTATATCCAATTCAAAGGGCGGGAATGGATCGTCCTTTATAGCAAAAACAATTTCCTCGCAACTCCAGCAGACCATAGAAGGGTCAAGGAGCAAGAGGTAAGAAATCTGTTTCAGTACCTAACCAATGAAGGATTCATTGATGGTGGTGAACCAGCAACAACAACATAAAAGCAACAAAAATGATAACAGGAAAAATTGATGTAACGAAGATCCTCAAGGAAGAACTCTACCAAGGAAAGACTGCAAAGTATCTTGATCTGGTTATGTTCCCTAACAAGGACGAACTAGGCAACGAAGTTCCCGACCAGTACGGAAACGATGGAGTGATTAAGCAGTCACTATCCAAGGAGAGTCGTGATTCGGGTAAGAAAGCCCCTATCCTTGGAAACTACAAAGTGAAGGCCGCTAGGAGCTTTGCCGACAATATCAAACCAGCACCCGCATTCAAGAATCGTCCGAAGCCTGTTGTGCAGGAAGATGACGAGGATTCAGAAATACCTTTCTAACCACAACCCAACCAGCAACCACGCACCACATGACCACTAGAAAACCACGCACAAAGAAAGTAGCACCCATCTCCCTTGAGGAGAAAGTACTTCAATTAGAGGCAGGACTTGACTTTCAGAATCGGGAGTCAACCCATCTCCTTGAGACTGTTCGGCATCACCACACAGAGATCCTTGAGATTCAAGAAAGAGTTGAGGATTTGCTGACGATTGGAAGAATTGTATTTATAGGACTTCTTCTTGGAGTCATCACTCTCATCACCATTATTTCTCTCCACAAATGATGGTTCCAAGGTATTGCTCCTGTCTGGAAGTCGCATTCCAGCAGGAGGTTCCTGTCTGGCATAACTGTGAATATATTGCCGAACGCAATAAACTCATACCAAATGCCGAGGCAGAAGCGAAAGCTATGTCTAAAACAGAAGCAGGAAAGCTGGATCAGAATAGGTTCACTTACCTTTTCTCAACATTCATGGATCGTGCGGCAATCGAAAATGGACTTGTATGAACTACTCTAGAGAAGCACATGAATACATCAATGGTGAACACATCCGTTTCCTTGGGGAGAATAATCGTATTCCCTCCTTGGAAGAAAGGGTCATGGCGGCATTCGATGCAGGGGTTAAAAGCGTCCACAGAAACAATTGGTACAATGCTTTTAGTAAGCTGAATGCCATTGCTTCAGATAAATGCAATATCAACTTTCCTAAAATCAATGAGTGACCAATTCGACTTTGACTTCTCCCCTATTGAGGAGAATCCCTTGGACGATATGGCATCCCGGTTTGACCGATTCCATGACAATAATCCCCATGTTTACAAAAACCTAGTCAACCTAGCTAGGAAGTTTCGGGAGCGTAGACCAGATGCCGTAGTTGGTATCGGAATGCTTTACGAAGTACTCCGCTGGAACTACTACATGACCACAGAATCCGAGGAGGAATACAAACTCTCCAATGATTTTCGTGCGGCATATAGTCGTTTGATTATGAGACAGGAACCAGACCTTGAAGGCATCTTCAAGTGCAAGAAATCTGCATACGATGAGACGCTTTAGGGCTAGAGGAAACACTACCCGCCGAGTGGCGGGTAAGATGAACAAGACTGAAGAGGCTTATTCAAATACTCTACAAGAAAGGAAACTCCGAGGAGAGATTCATCATTGGAGCTTTGAAACAATCACCTTAAGATTGGCAGACAGAACAACCTATACGCCAGATTTCTTTTTGATGTTACCTAACGGAGAGATCCAGTTCCATGAAGTCAAAGGTTTCTGGCATCAAGCTGGACGCATTAAAATAAAAGTAGCGGCTGAAAATCATCCTTGGTTTGACTTCCAAGCAGTACAACTCAAGAAAAAGGAGTGGGTCTATGAGCAGTTTTAATATTAATAATAAATGGTCTGTTCAACAGATTTCATTTTCTGATGTTGAGCCTTGGTTATTGAAACGCCATTATGCCAGAAGGATTCCACCTATTTCTTATGCATTTGGTGCATTTGAGGGTAATAATTTGATTGGAATTATTACATATGGAGTTCCTTTAAGCTCCACATTAAGAACTGGAATATGCGGTGAAGAATATGAACATTTAGTTCTTGAGCTTAATAGGCTTTGTTGCAGGAATGAAAAAAATATAGCAAGTAGATTAGTTTCCAACTCTATGGATTTAATTCGAAAACCAAGAATAATTGTTAGTTATGCAGATACATCACAAGGTCATGTGGGATATGTGTATCAAGCAACCAATTTTATTTATACTGGACTCACGGCAAAAATGATGGATTGGAAGGTTAGGGGTAAAGATTCTCTTCATCATTGTTCTATTGGTGATGAGTTTAGGGGACAGGAAAATAGATCCCAAAAAATGAAAGAAAAGTATGGAGACCTTCTTTACCAAGAGGAAAGATCCAGAAAGCACAGATATGTTTTTTTTATAGGAAATAAGAAAGAAAAAAAGAAAATTAAATCAGTATTGAAATACGAAATAAAACCTTATCCAAAAGGTGAAACAAAAAAATATGATTCAAGCGGGTATATTGAAACTCAAATGCTTTTAATTTCATGAACGAGGAACATTCTGATGACAAATGCCCCTGCTGTGGGCGACCATATGATGAACCAGCAGGAAAGAAGCCTAGACGCAATCTGAAAGCTATTGGAGAGGCTTTTGATGTGTTCTGGAAGGCTTATCCTAGAAAGACAGGAAAGGGGGCGGCAAGGGCGGCATGGGCCAAGAACAACCTACCTCCACTTGAGGACATCCTGGCGGCACTACGGAAGGCTATTGCCTCTCCAGATTGGCAAAGAGAACAGGGCAAGTTTATTCCTCACCCTTCCACATGGATCAATCAAGCTCGGTACGAGGATGAAGGAATGGACTATGCGGCATTAAGCCAAAGACCACAAAGACCAGTATTCAATACTCCTGTATCGAATACGGACGCACAGGCATTCAGAGAATGGATGATTGAACAGGGTTATCCAGCCCAATTTCTGGATACTCCGTTCAAGGATTGTCCTAGCCATGTTCAGCAACAATATAACAACCGAAACAAATGAGTGAAGATACGCAAACAGAATTAGAATCAGAACTACGACTCAAGATCATCTATCTTGAGGAGGTTATCAAAAAAGTTATGGAATTTAACAGTATGGGAAAGACGCTGAAGATCCATGAACTCTGTGCAACGGCATTGGAAAACATGGAGGAAACCAAATGAACCCCGACACCACACCAACACCGAGGACGGAAATCTATATTCTCGACCCTCTTCCTCCATGCGTTCCCGCTGAATTTGCTTGTGATCTAGAACGCGAACTCACAGAGAAAAACAACGAGGTCGCAAGGCTCAGGAAGCTTCTGAACCGAGCGATTGAAGCCATTCCAGATTCTCTCATGGATGAAGACGGGGGGCTTTACGAGAACACCGAACACACGAAGCTCAAAGCAGAACTGATCAAAAAAAGCAAAATATGAGCGACAACGAATGGCGAGAGCTTGGCCCTGACGAGATCCCACAAACAGGAGACCAATCGTATGACGGCAATCTTTTTGAATGGGTTCATATTAAGTATTCAACCAAGGAGCCAGCGAGTAAGTTTTTGTTTCCTATCCGCACCCGCCGCCCGTTGCCAAAGCGGGAGGCGAAACCCATCGACAACGAGATCGTAAGGCTCAAAGAGATGATTAAAGAAGCCGCAAAGCGTGGCGACGAAATGGCCGAGCATTGGAAAGAGCGAGCCGAGAAAGCTGAAGCACTCGTTAAACAACTCCACCACCTAGCAAAACTACTACCCGAAGCTAGTAAAACCGAATTACCACACACCGATAGTATGTCAACGAGCACAGACAATTTACAAATGACAACGAACAATGACAGCGAGGTCGCAAGGCTCCGTGAGCTTTTGAGCCGAGCGATTGGTCATATATACCAACTGTATTTGGATATTGATCCATCTGACTACCCAGAAGGCCACGAATATTATAAAAGAGAAATAGAAGACCTTGAAAAATTAACCCGACTCGCCCCCGCTCCAGAGGAACCTTGCAAATGTTAGTTGAAAATCTACAAGAAATACTGAAAAACATTAGAGAATCTGTATGAGTATAATTTTTCCTCATACATTTTTAGAATGGGTTGCGCTTTTGTTAGGTTTCGCAATTTATAAGCTAATTAAACACATAATAACAAAATGAACCCCGACACCACACCAACGCCGAGGGATGAGCAAATCTGGACAACCGAATATCACCATGAACTGTGTGATGTGGTTGATATGGAATTTGCCCAACAGCTAGAACGCGAACTCGCCGAGACAACCAACGAGGTCGCAAGGCTCAGGAAGCGGTTAGAAAAAGCCGAAGAACTAATCCGAGGTCTGCACGATGGGTGGAAAAAAGCAAGAAAAGCTCACCTTGAAACCTGTAAAAATGCCCAAGCGGAAATTGAAAAGCTCCACACCGAAAATGTCTGCCTTCAGGAACTCATCCAAGAGTTCTACGAGTGGACTAGGCGAGACTACCCAACGGAAGCCGAAGTCCGAGAGATCATGGATCGCTACTACGATCTACTAAACCATAACCCGAACAATAAACCATCCTAGTTTACTGAAACACCACAACAAATAGAAACATCAACACCACATTCAATAATAATATGAACCCCGACACCACCAAAATGGAAACGCTAAATAAAGAACTCAACTTCATAGGCTTCCCTAAGATTGCACGGCTTAATCGCCAAGTCATCGTCACCGAGAAGATCGATGGAACTAATGCTCAGATACGCATCACTAAAGATGGTCAATTCCTAGTGGGGTCTCGCTCTCGCTGGATAACTCCTGATAACGACAACCACGGATTCGCTAAGTGGGCATACGCCCATAAAGACTCCCTGATGGAGCTAGGCGTAGGCTCCCACTTCGGAGAGTGGTGGGGAAGTGGCATTCAGCGTGGCTATGGATACACGCAGGGAGAGAAATTCTTCTCCCTATTTAACGTACAGCGTTGGTGCTTGGAGGGAAGTGCCCCGCAAAAGATGCCTACCGCTGACCCTCGCATTGAGAAATACCAAGACGTTCTTCCTGCTTGCTGTGGCCTTGTTCCGATTCTTGGAGTCGGAGACTTCAACGAGGCGAACAAGCAGATTGAGCGGCTAAAGATCGAGGGGAGCCAAGCCGTAAAAGGATACATGAATCCAGAAGGAGTGATTGCGTTTCACGTTGCTGGAAATGTGGGATTCAAGGTCACGATTCAAAAAGACGAGGAACCGAAAGGAAAAACAAAATGAACCCCAACAACAGCATTACCGAGTTCAGCAATCAACTCCTCGACGTTTGCGTCGAGTACCGAAAGCAACTCGACGAAACAAACAACGAGGTCGCAAGGCTCCGTGAGCTATTGGAGAGGCTATGCGATTCCGTTTTTGAAAATTGGGATGAAGGTATCGCCAATTATTTCCGCGAGGAAGCCAACAAGCTACACAACAAATAGAAACATCAACACCGAATTCAATAAGAAAATGAACCCCGACACAAACAAATGCCCCAACTGCGGTGCTGAATTTGCAACACTCACAGACGGAACCACATTTACCTGCGGAACCAACCGCCACCCAGACGGGTCTCACTCTTGTTCCGACCTCTGCCGCGAGCGCGAGGAGAACACCAAGCTCCGAGAACTTCTCCATTGTGCGGCTGATGATCTCCAGCGGGATGATGCGGTTCGCGCACAGGCCCAGCGCGCACTTTACAAATTTCTGAAAAAGGGAGTCCGACTTACCCACGCTCCAGAGGAACCAACTAATCCGACTTGCCATAACACCACGCACAAATTCAGCCATTGCGATTGTAACGAACCTGTCAGTTTAGATCCTGCATCAAAAGTCACCCATGAGGGGAATGTCCATGCAAAGGATAAACAGCAAACCAACGAGATCGCAAGGCTCCGTGAGGAGATTGATAAATTATGGGAGGCTTTATCAGAAAAAGAAGACCGAAGGACGTCAACGGCATGGTTCCAACTCAAATGAGCCAATTCACTCAAACAGAATGCGAGCTTAAAAGGCTTTATGGATCGCATGAGAATAAAAGAAAGCCAGTTCCTGCTCTGTTTGCAATTAGGCTGGAACAACAACTGGAAAAGAAAAAACTAAAATTTGAATCACTAAAGCACCTTTTGAAATTACAAGAAAAGTCTTGTAAGAAGATGGGGCAAAAAATCAATAGCTTAAATAAAATAATATCTTCACAGAATGGTGCGTTAAATCAAATAACTGCGGACGCAATAAATCTCCGTGAACAACGAGACAGAGCGATTGAGATTGCGGATGAGTTTTGGAAAAACCAAAAGCAAGCCGTGACCGTTTGGCATTATGAGTTGGCAGATGAGCTTCAAGCCATCCGAGACGAGATCCAGAAGCTGAAATCCAAATGAGCGACACACCACAGTCAGACAAATTCGGGGAAGCATTGCGCCACAACTGGATTGAAAACCCGCATTGGGAGGACACAAGGGATGCCCATGATCTGTGCAGGAAGATCGAAGGGCAACTCACTAGGGCAGTAGCAATCTGTGATGCTATGATGGCATGGGAAACCCCACAGGATGCTAGGAATACATCCAAGGATCTTTCTAAACTCAAAAAGGAAATCAACGAATGACCGACATATCCAAATGCCAGAACACAGATTGTCCCTCGCATATTCAATGCTGGAGGTATCTAGCCCCGGCATCAGATTACCAAGCATATGCAGACTTTAAGCCAGAAGAAGGACAAGACAAATGCGAATACTTTGAACAGGCTGATTGGCACTACAGCAAAAAGGGATTCAAAAAATGAAATCACCAATTGATGACATACTAAAAGAGATTGGGTTAGAGACTCCCGATCTTCCTCCAATAAACAAGCGGGAAGCTATCGAAATGGGTCTTGTAGAGGGTCGCGAGAAACCCAAGAAAGGCATTTGCGGCAAGAGTGTCTATCCCTCTCAAGCCAAGTGCAACCAAGCCATCAACCACTTACTCAAGAACGGCAATTCCAACACCAGTTTCCTCCGGGCATACCAATGCGACGAGTGCAAAGGAGGATGGCATATGTCTAGCTTTAACCCAAACAAACGGAAATGAACCCACTATACTCAATCATAACAGCAGGAGCTTTATACACGACTCCTATCCAAACACAGACCATCTATGTCTCTAACCTATCGGCAACAGATGGCAGGGATTGCGGAGCCTACTACCAGGTCACCACTCTTCCCCAAATCGTTCCCGTAACTCCAGCAGTTATCCCGTTAGAGCAACCAATCCAAGAACAGGAACACGAAAATGATTAAGCAACCTAAAACATTAACGACATTAAAGAAATATCGCTATGGAGTCACCGAGAAGTACCCCAAGGGGTCAGCATATGACCCGGCACTATGCGGTTGGGTAGTCGTTGACGAGAAAGCTAAAACAAGTTGGCAATGTTCTAGAAAGAATGGTTACGGAAGAGATGGTCTATGGTGCTGTAACCACGGGCCACAGACTATTTGAATCACATGATCATTACCTCCCAACCATTCCTTAACGAACTTGACCAACTAGAAATCAAGTTTGAAACACTAAAAGATGTTGTTGATCTCCATGTTGTATATGAATCTTCAGTAACATTTAGCGGGGTAAACAAGCCTCTTTACTTTGAGGAGAATAAGGAAAGGTTCTCCAAGTACCCTGTGCATTATATCAATGTTGATCATCTTAATGATAAGACAGAAAAGATGTACTGTTGGGACAGGGAATATGCTCAACGAGAAGCTGTAATCAATGAGCTAAATAAGATTAATCCAGAGATTGTAATCTTTGGAGATGCTGACGAAACAGTCAAACCAGAGATGGTTGAGAAATTCAAAAACCTCAAATGCGAAACTGCCAATTTGGAGCTAGATATGCTTCTCTATTATTTCAATCGAAAACATACAGATCCTTGGCCTTATCATCGCATCACCTATTACAGAAATAAAACTCCAGATAGAGGCAACTGGTCATTCCCAAAAATCACAGATGCTGGATGGCACTTTGAGTATTTTGGTAGTCAGCAAACTCTGTTAGAAAAGATCAATGCAACATCTCATGCCATTGAGACAGGAGGTAGAGAGTTTTATAAACAAGTCAGAAGGGGAGAGAAACCGGGGATTGAATTATGCTCTGAATATCCCGACCAAAATCTACCTAAATTCGTTTTAGAAAATAAACAACGATTTAAGAATTGGTTTGCTTAAACAATGGTTTCTTGAACTTGCCCTCATAGTTCAGCGTTTCCAACTCTAACAAAGGCTTTTTCCTTTCCTGTAACCATTCCCTAGCCAAACGGCAATTTCTTAAGTTAGATGGGTCACG